TCATGACACCGTCGCGCTCATCAGGTGTGCCATTTCATCTTTCACCGACTGCACCTGCGGACCGATCACCACTTGCAGGCTGGTTTGGTTGAGATGCACCACACCAATTGCACCATTGGCTTTCAGTGCGGCATCGTTCACTTTGCTCATGTCCGCAATGGTAAGACGCAGGCGCGTCAGGCAGTTATCCAGCGAGGTGATATTTTCCACACCGCCCAGAGCCGCCAGAATCGCCGGGGTGTTGTAGCCTGATTTCCCCACGCCCGCGCGGCTGACCTGCTGTTCCACGCTGCTGGTTTCTGCTTCGCGACCCGGTGTTTTGATATTGAAGCGGGTAATAGCAAAACGGAAGATGGCGTAGTAACCCACGAACCACACCGCCGCAATCACCGGCACCCAATACCATTTGGTGGAGAGGCCGTGCAGCACGCCGAACACGAAGAAGTCGATAACGTTGCCGTCGGTGTTACCGATGGTCACGCCGAGTATCGCCATCACGGTGAAGCCCAGACCCGTCAACAGGGCGTGGATCAAATACAGCACCGGAGCCACGAACAGGAACAGGAATTCGATCGGTTCGGTAGTCCCGCCGACCACGCAAGCCACCACACCCGAAATCAGCAGCCCTTTAATTTTGTGACGATTTTCAGGACGTGCGCAGTGATAAATCGCCAGTGCGGCACCCGGCAAACCACCGAGGAAGGCCGGCATTTTGCCTTGCGACAGGAAACGCGTGGCGCTTTCCGCAAAGCCGTGGGTATCCGGGCAAGCCAGCTGCGCCTGGAAGATGGTGAGGGCACCGCTGACGCTTTTGCCGCAGACGTCGAGCGTACCGCCCGCATCGGTGAAGCGAATAATTGCCACCAGAATATGTTGCAGACCAAACGGCAGCAGCAGACGTTCGCCGGTGCCGAAGATCATCGGGCCAAATTCACCGGCACTGTTGATCATCCAGCCGAGGCCGGTGATGGCGCGCGCAAAGAATGGCCAAATCAGAGGCACCACTAAGCCGAGTAAGCCCATCACCACGGTGGTGACAATCGGCACAAAGCGCGTACCGCCGAAGAAGGCCAGCGCATCCGGCAGACGGATATTGTGGAAGCGTTCATGCAGCCAGAACACTACCACACCAACAATCACCGCGCCGAGAATACCGGTGTCGATCGACTGAATGCCAAGGATGTTTTGTACGTTGTTGGCTTTCAGCACCGCTGCGTCGGTGGTTGGCAGAATGCCATTGATATTGAGCCAGAAGTTCACGCTCAGGTTTAGCACTGCGTAGCCGACAAAACCGGCAAAGGCAGCGACGCCTTTGTTCTCCCGCGCCATGCCCAGTGGAATCGCAATCGCGAACATCACCGGCAGATAACTGAAGGCAAATGAACCCAGCTTCGCCATCCAGATGAATAACGACTGAGGGAGGAAGTGAGTTTAAAAACAGATAGTTACATTCAGGCGGTTTTACTGTGGGGCATCTGTGGGGCATTTCTTGAAAATTCAGCGTTTAAAACCGCCATCTGATCAAGGTTGTTTTCTGTCATCCATTTTCCATAAACGGTATAAAGCATCTGTGCGGATGAATGGCCCATCTGGTTAGCTACAAAGTTCGGGTTGACTCCGGCACTCAATGCCCAGCATGCAAACGTGTGGCGCGTTTCGTAGGCTTTTCGGTGTCGGACTCCTGCCCGGCGCAGAATGGTTCGCCATGCTGCGCCAAGAGAACCGTTAGTGTAATAATCCTCTGACCTGCCATTCATCGCGGTCAGGTGCGGCGCAAATATGAAAGTGCAGAGGTCGATACGCTTTTCACCGTTCTGCCTCAGATGAACCTTGATTTCGTGCTGCTTACCCATCCTGGTCAGTATCATCTGGCGTTTGAGAGCTTCAATAGCCGGAACTGACAATTGGACCGTCCTGATCCCCGATTCTGTCTTAGGTGGTGTAAAGTGATTGGCAAGGGCCTCGCCGCGCACTATCTTGGCCGTCCAGTTAACAGTGTCGATATCCTCCCAGGCTAAGGCATAAATCTCACCGTGTCGCATGCCGGTATTCACGGCAAAGATGATCATGTTCTGCATCTGGTCAGAAGGGCACATGTCTAATACACGCTCATACTCTTCCCGTGTGAGCGGATCAGGATTTGGCCTTTCTTTCTTGAGTGGCGATACCCCATCAAGCGGGTTTTGATCCATGTAACCATTACGCACTGCAAACGAGAACATACCCTTCATGCAGGCGATGTATCCATTCACTGTTGTTGCCTTCCTTCCCTCCAGTGGCCGGTGGTCTCTTCCCCTCGGTCGTTGATACCCATTCAATAGCGCCTTTCTCGCCTGAAGCATATCTTCCTGCGTAATGCTGTTCGCGTACCGTTGTCCATCAAGCACCTCAAACACCGACCTGATGTAGGAGTGGTAATGGACGCGCGCCGTTTTCGTAAGCTCAAGCTCCTTCAACGACATCCACTTTTGAGCTAACAGTGACAACGTCACAGGTTGCCTTTTGCCCCCAAACCTTTCGATATTGGCCGAATCAGGGAACTGCTTACTGTAATCAAAGTTTCCCGTCTTGATCGCATAGCACACTGATGTGCGCAACTCCCCGGCCATCTTCCTGTTCTTTGGTGTATCCGGCACACCAAGACTTTCCCTTACTCGCTTACCCTGGTATATGAACCAGATGCGCAAAGACCCTCCGTGGTTCTCTACGCCGGTTGGATAGCTAGCCATTCTCTTTCCCCGGTTGTTAATGGAGCCGACATTTAAGCAGAAATCTTCCTGCGGATCGCCGGGCGCTGCCTCTCTATCCAGTGATTTATTTCCGGCAGGCAGTACATGATGGTGCTGTTTTCTTTCGGCGCGAGGTCAGGCGATACATGCTTATACTCGCGACCTTCCATCCAGGTAGCGCGGCGCGCGTGCTGAATCATGTGCTTGGTCATGCCGGTTACTGTGGTGAGAACAGACTCAGACACCCATTTATTGGGCGTCAGTTGAATAACGCTTTCCATTGGCTCTCCGGATGTTGGTATATGACAACAAATAGGGTTAATCGGGTGAGATGTGGCTATATGGCAACATTTACTCTTTAGGTGGCCAGATCCATGCCAAGAGCAGGGCAATAAAAAGGGCCAGGTTTGCGATAACCCAGCCCGTGTCTACTTCATCGCATGTGGCAGTCATTTTGCCGTCCGCATTTCTTTATCAATCTGCCGCACGTAATGAATCAGCCAGGCTTTTGGCCGGAACGTATTCGGTGGCAGGCAATCAATCGTTTTGGCGTGGCGATCGAGGATGGCGGTAATGATGCTGTCCCGTTCTGATCGCGGCTTGCCTTTCAGCGCAGCCAAGATATCTGACCGGCACTTGCGCGCTACCGCCCGGAGCGCATTTTCGGTTTGTGTCGACATCATGCAATTCTCTCCCTTGCGAGCGGTGAGCACATCTCAGGAAGGTTGGCGCGAACCAGCGCTTCAGCGAACGGAGGCGGCACGGCGTTGCCGCAACGGGCAACCTGCTTATCCTTCGCGTATTTCGTTCCGCGAAAGTCCTGATCAATGACATACCAGGAAGGGAAGCCCTGCGCTGCGTAGAGTTCGTGTGGCTGCAGCATGCGCATGCCGATATCGACAATCTCGTAATAATCGCCGTCAACAGTGACCAGGCCGAAGCGGTCATTGGTAGTGACTGTACCCAGCGGTTCAGTCAGCCCAACTCCGCCTTTCTCGTTGCCGTAATACTTCATCAGGAAGGCGCGCACTTCGCCCAGGTGGGTGCCGCTAGCGGTGATGGTGTGCAGCGGAGTGTCGGTTGGTTGGCCGGTGTTGGTGCCGCGAAACTTAATCAGGTTCGACGTAACCAACGCATGATGATCGGTAGTGGTCACCGTGTGTGCCGGTCCATCCAACGCGGCACCGGGGCCGGTATAGTTTCCGCCGAAATGCTTCGCCATGAACGCGGTAACCAGCGCACTCTTTCCACCACCGTTTGCCATGACCGTTCCCGCAGGTTCATCAACTGGATGACCAACACTGTTACCGAACTGACGGGAGATGATCGGTGCAAGCATCGGGCAGACAACATTTGTGCGGTTCTGAGTCAGCAGCGTGAAAAACGGCTTATCGACGGGGCGCGGCTTCATCTGGAATGTTGATCCGCCGGTACCAGCAAAAATCGGCGCGACTACGGCATACCCATGCTTGCGGGTGATTGTCTGAAGCGGGTCGTCCAGCGACTGGCCCCGGAAACAGTCATAACCGCCTTTGCTAGTAGTGTGATTGCACTTCACGATGAATGGCGTCGGGTTGTCGATCACGAAGCGCTGAATGCCGCGCGCTATGCGTTTCATCGTGTTTTCGGCCAGCGGCTTACTGCGTCCAAATATGCTGGGGCAGGGAATTGACCAGTCGATGCATTCAGCTGCAGTTCGCCATGGCTTCAAATGACCGGACTGCACAGCCAGGCTTTTTGGATCCCCGTGCGATGGCTGTGGCCACGTCACTGGTTGGCCGTCGCAGCGCATCACCATAAAGAATCGTTTGCGGATAGTTGGCGCACCATAATCGCATGCGCGCAGCTCGCGGTATTCCACGTCATAACCTACCCCAGCTACCAGGCGGCGGGCGTCTGCGCTATGGCGGCCAATCTGCAGGAAGTCGCACACCTCATCCAGCGCCGGGTGATCCGCCGGAACGCCGGTGCTAAGCATGCCAACGAAAGCCGAGAATGTTTCTCCCGCACGCGCCGGATCCGGACGTTCTTCGCTCTCCAGCAGCGGCCCCCAAGTTTTGAACTCCTCCACGTTTTCCAGCATCACAACGCGTGGGCGCTTCGCGAGTGCCCATCGAATGACAATCCATGCCAAGCCGCGAATCTCCTTCTTCACTGGCTTGCTGCCCTTGGCCTTACTGAAGTGGCGGCAATCCGGCGAGAACCACGCCAGACCAACCGGCGCGCCAGCGGTCGCCGTTTCCGGGTCAATATCAAACACCGATTCGCAGTAGTGCAGCGTGTCCGGGTAGTTCGTGGTGTGCATGGCGATCGCGTTCGGGTCGTGATTGATGGCGATGTCCACGCTGCGGCCGGTAGCCATTTCGATCCCGGTGCTGGCTCCGCCGCCGCCGGCGAAGTTATCAACGATGATTTCTCTCACTGAGCATACTCTCCAAAAGTTGTTGCAAGCGACTGCGCGGCGGCAATGATCACGCCTGTTGGCTGGCGTTCCAGTACCATGCGATTGATGTGATGCTTAATTTTTCTCTGATGATCAGCAGGCAATAATTCGATGCTCTCCACCTGGTTGGAGAGCAACTTAACCTCTGCTGACCAGACATCGTTAGCTGTGATGGGGATATTAACTGGCGTAGTTGAATGACTAATCCGAGTTGCTGCTCTCTCAATCTGCGCCATGAATGCCGCGCCGCGCGCCTCGAGATTGTCACGGCTGACATAATCGAATTTTGGTCCGCGCCATTCCTTATCGAACACAGCGATCGCCGCGCCGAACCCGGCTGATGACTCTAAAGGCTGGCCTTCCTCCGGCCGGTACCATGCGGGCAGGTCGAAACTGATGCGGCCGCGAACAAATGCGATATGATCCGCTTCTTCCGGCCACCATGTCTCGGCGGTTGCGGCTTTAATGAAATACACATAGCGCCCGCCCAATTCCCGCATTGCCATGGTATGAGCGATGATGTGACGCATGCCGGTGATGTACTGTCCATCGTGTTCGCTGGCACGGCTGTAGGGTGGGTTCGCATACGCTGCGCCATTCAGTTCAGCCAGGCGGACAGACCAGTCCTGAGTCAGTGCATTGTCTTCCGCGCTGTAATAGGCCTCGCACTTTGCGTTGTCGCGATCGGCAAACAGGTCGAGAACAAAAGGGCCGTAAAGCGAATTAATGCCCCACCAGATTTGATCAGGGGTGCGCCACTGGTCGCCAACCTGCTTGAGCTTATGGGTCGGCTGTGCGCGCAGCGCTTCCAGCGCGGCAACATATGGATTTGTCATGCTGGTACTCCAGAATTTGGGCGTAAAAAAACCTGCCGGAGCAGGTTAATCAATAAATCTTACAGGTCTTGGCCGAAGAATATCTATTTGTTCAATCATTTGCTCTCTTTGGCAATCCATTTTTAATGCAAATAGAAATAGTGCGTTTCGGCCACTTTCCGGATCGGGTAGTTCAAATTGCTGAATAGCAAACTCTTCAATAACTCGTCGATATTCATCAACTATGCAGAAATTAGCATTAGTCGCACCAACTTGGTGGATATGAGGTGTAACTCCATCCTTAATAATTATGCAATCGAATATCACTTCTCCTCCTTCTGATAAACCGGATCGCTGCCGCGCGGTAACTGCAACGCGACATTCCTGTAATGCTGCAGGCGCTCTTTGAAGTATTCACGCAACGCTTCCGGCTGCCGCATCTCCACTTCCATGGCGATAACCGGCAGGTTCATGCGCTCTTTAAACGCAACACCAGACGCAGCTAAGTCCACGTTTATCTTATCGCGTTCTTCTCTGCTGCGTGCTGCAAGGTTATTAGTCAATGCAACACCTCTTGGCTCAATTTGAATTTTTCAATAGCAGAAATCATAGCTAAAGCGTGCGCTCTATCGAACCATTCGCAACATAGGCACAGGTACGGCATCCATTCATTAAATCCATATTCACTGTCGACCTCAGATAGCTCAATGCAAATATTACCTTGCGACTTGAACTTGACGAGTTCGTCAGATATTTCAACCAGTTGGGAGTGATATTTTTGCATCGAAACCTCAGATTTAGGGCCTGTTACAAAAATGCATAATAATTTAATATCGATCAACAGTTAAATTCAAGTATTGATGAAAATAATGGTTTACTTCCAGGAGAAATTCATAACTATTAACTAATGAATCTTATGAACATATGATATTTAGGAATTGATAGGCAGTAAGATAATTCGAACAAAAATTTTCATTCTCCAACCGGCCACAGGCCAGCCTTGATTAATCTGGCGCGGCGCTGTGCCGCCTCTGTGTTTATGCGCTGGCTGTCATTGGTAGCCATGCCGAAAGCGCGCCATGAAACGACGATTGCCTTCGGGTTCTTGTGAGTGATGCGTCTGGTGCTGACCAGCGTGTAAGTGAAGTCGGTGCATCCATCAACCGGCACCGGGTTGCTGGCAGTAATCACCGCCGTCTCACCGCGCAGGCAGCCGCGCATGATGCTGTTGAACTGGCCCAGCGACATATGAAAAAGGGCGCTTAATTCGCGCCCTGTTTTTGGTCCCTTACTCAACTGCCAGACGGCTCGCTCCTTGAAACCGCTGTTAGGCGCAGCGTTGCGCCGGTACTGTGCAAGTTTGCGCATGGCTACGCTCCCGCTTCATCCAGTTCAGCTTTGCGGATCAGGTAAACGTCAGTGGCTTTTTCAAGATGCCCGGTGCTGTCAGCCAGCACCTTCGCCGCGTACTTGTAGAAGCGGTCGAGACTCGAAACTGAATCAGCATTGGCTGAAGCCTCTGTGAAATCGGCAAGCAGCTGATCCGGCGTGCGCGGTGCATCATTGGTGCTCGTCGCCGGGTTAATTTCGCGCTCAGGCTGCTGTGTTTCAGGCTTGTTGTTGATCAGGTTATTCAGGTCGGCACGGCTGCGCGCCGGGGTGACATCGCGCTCTGCTCGCTGCTGGGGCTCAAACTCATCTGGCGTGTACACACCGAGAATCACATCAGGGCAGTACAGGCGCGCCCAGCGCTTTACGCCAAGGTACGCAAGTTGTTGTTTCGGGTCGCTGCCCCATAACGTTGAGTTGCGCACCTGAGCCTGAGATAAAAGCAACTCGAGCACGCGTGGTTCGTCTTCACCCTTCAGGGTGGCCCATACTCTCACGCCGCATCCTTGCTCATCTGCCATGGACCAGTTCGGGGCGATATACTTATTACCTTTCTGGGATGTTTTCTCGATAAATTTGCCAATCACTTTTTCCCATGGACCAAACCAGTCGTAATGAAGACGGTCTTTAGTAGGGGCCATCGAGGTGATCACCGCATTCACTAGCTGTGCCTCATACCCCAGAACGCCATTAATCAGGTGTGTCTTCTGAGCCACTGCGTATGGGTTCATACCCCACTGAGCAGCCTGAAGGGCCACAGCCATGCAATCCGCCGGACTGCCCGCGAGATGTGCAGGAACAGTCGCTTTACCTTTTGCCATCACATCGGCGAACGCCTGAAGCTTTTGCAAACCTGTAGGGCTGAAGATGGCTGCTCTAGTGTCTGCCTCATTAGTTGGCGCATGAATCAGGTCATTGCTCATACATTATCCTTTCTCTTGGCCCAATCCGGGCGCGTGATTTCTTCAATGCCGCCCCAGTTACCGGACTGCATGCATTCGTGGTAGGCGGTCAGGTCGCGGCGGAAGAGGTCATAACCGACTGAAACGTCATCCTCGCCCAACTGGAACACCCGCACCGGGTACCGGCCGCAATCAATTGACTCGCTGACGGCGATGAAAACGAAAAGCGGGTATTCGCCAAAGTGCTTGCTGTAGCCTTCGCGGTAATAGGCGTCCTGAACGTGATAGCGGAACTCTTCGACGTGGCGCGCAAATCGGCTCATGTCCGCCACTTTCTTCACGTCCACTATCACCGGCTGCCCGGTCAGGAATTTGTCCGGACGGATCCGGCAAAGTTCACCGGTTTGGTCATCGTTCCAGTAGATCGAAGCTTCCTGATGGCCTTCGGCTTCTAGAAGCCAGCGTGCGGCGGGGTGGGCGAGGGCGCTGGCTCGCATCAGTTTCAATTTGCGCCCCTGCTCGGCATCCATAACCGTCATGCCCAACCCTGAGCAGTCCTTCAGAAACGCCTGCTCGTTCGCTTTGCCTTCGTTGGTGCGGCGGTTGAACTCCGGCGCCACGATAAAGCGCTTATCGAACTCTTCCGGTTCCAGCAGCAGGCAGTGAAGCGCGGTGCCCATATCGAGCGCCGATTTCTTCTCTTCGTCTTCAGGTGCCTCTTTGCGCCACTGGAAAATGGCCGGGTTTATCGAAATGTCATCCAGCTGTGATTTACTGATTCCGGCACCGTGGTGATACGCCTCATTGCTGATGTCGAAATAAATGCCAGGCTCCATCACGCCACCTCGTCGTAACTGTGTTTGTGCTTCCAGATTTCAATCGCCCGTTCGCGCTTCGCAGCGGTGATCATCATGTCGCGCATGAATGCGTCGGCAGCCATCTCCAGTTCATCATCCATGTCGAACATACCCATGGCTTCGTGATCGAAATGGCGAAGCATATAGGCGCAGGCTGGCGCCACGATTGGGCTCATGTGACGCTGGGCTAAGATGCTGTCAACGCGAGCGGCGATGATCTGCAACTCGTCATCCAGCAGGCTGTCGGCGATGGCCTGAACCTCTTTGCCGTCTTTATCGTGCAACCGGAATTTCATTTGCGCTCTCCCATGCCGATAGCTTTCAGCATCTGGTTGATAAAAGTGAAATCCTTTGTCTGCTCCAGCATCTGGCGCTGGCGCTCAAGCTCTTCCTGTTGCTTCTGATACTGCTTGGTTGGCGTTTGCTTGATCATGGCTGTCCCTGCTGATTTAAAGTGTCCATAAATGAGCGCCAGCCAGAACGGATGCGGCTAACGATGCGGTCTAATTGAGACGTGTTGAAACTGAAGCCACCCATGTGGGTGGCCCCAGCGATAGCGAATGCCTGCATGGGTGATTCCTTGGTGTTGGTTGAATTGGTTAAATCAGTAGGTGATGCTGGTATGCGGGATGTTGCCGTCTTTGATTTGCATCAGAACGTCGATGGCCTGTACGCGGGTTAATCCGGCGTTGGCGATGAGCGCGTTTACGACAGCGGTTCCGATCGTCTTTCTGTGCGCTTCATTGGCTGCGCGCGCTGCGGCTTCGTCGGCGATGCGCTTCTCTTCAGCCAGTCGGGCATCTTCCGCTGCTTTGGCCTTGCGCTGCTCTTCAGCGATTGCCGCCTGCTTCTCACGCTCAGCCTGCTCACGCGCTTCCTGCGCCAGTTTTGCAGTGCGCTCCTGCGCTTCTCTGGCTTCACGCTCAGCACGCTCCTGTGCGGCGATGCGGTCACGATCTGCCTGTTCTGCTTTTGCCTTCAGCTCTGCTTCGCGGCGCGCTGCTTCCTCGCGCTCAACCTGCGCTTTCTGTTCAGCTTCACGGCGGGCGGACTCAGCCGCTTCCTGCTTCAACTTCTGTTCGTGATCGCGACGGGCTTTCTCTTCCGCTTCTTTGCGGAGGCGTTCGAGTTCGGCGGCCTGATCTTCACGCTGCTTAGCCACGACTGCCGCGGCTTCCAGCTTCTGCACTGTGACATCCTTCGCCACGCCTGCTTCGGTAGCGATTTCCTGCCATGTTTCATCCAGGGTCACCGCTTTGGCTTCACTGAGACGCGCCTGAATATCCGTAGACGGCAGGTAGTTACCACTATCATCAATCACATCAGCCAGCGACCGGAGGTCAGCCAGGCGCTGCTGCAATGCCTGCTTGCGTTCGTCTTCAGCCTGCTCCCATTCAGTGAGCGGGCGGCGGGTTTCATAGCGGATGGCATCGCACTCGGACACGAAGCGGCGCAGTTCTGCCTCAACTTCCTTCGGCAGCTCTTTCAGGCGCTTCAGGTAATCGCGGCCAGGCTTTTCAATGGCTGTCTTACTACGCGATACCTGCGCCGCCAGCGATGCCACACGTGCACGACCCTTGGCAGTGCTCAGGTCAGGCACTTCATTCACTGAATTGCGAATCTCATCGAGATAAGCATTGAGACCGTTTGGCACATACAGCGTTGGTGCCTGCTCTGGCTTAATTTCCAGTACTGCTAAATCCGTTGTTTCACTCATTTCATTCTCCTGCGGGCAAAAAAACACCCGCACAGAGGCGGGTGTATTTAGGAAATCCCTATCACAGCGAGATTAATTACCGGGTTGTAACGAATCAGAGGGTTAGGGATTATCAAATCATGACTACATATCGCGTAAGAGTGGGTTTTCATAACCCGACGGGCCTGACATTCAGGCAGCTTGATGAAGTACTGGAGCCCCTCCGTTTCTGGCGTACAGATGCGAATGGTGGCAACTTCCGTTATTACATGGAGTACGAGTATCAATCTGAAGTAATAAGCATTTGCGATGTCTGTGAGCTGGCCTATTCCCAGGCCTGTAAGGTAAGAAAATGTCCGTTAATTCTTGTTGAGGCCAAATCTCATAAGGAACACCGTGAATAAAAACGAACTCCCAATCAAAATTTGCACAGTGTGTGGCAGGCCATTTACTTGGCGTAAAAAGTGGGAGAAGTGCTGGGATGAGGTCAAGAAATGTTCTGAGCGGTGCCGAAGGAAGTGACTAAGCTTCCACGCCGTTAACACGGCACCTTACTCAACCAACCAGCCACCATAAGCAAAGCAATGACCAGTCAGACTATGGCGTTTTCTGTCTTGCTCATGGGTGGCTCCGCTATTTACTGATTGCCGACGATTGACCAGCCTGTTTTCTGCCAGTCTTCATTTCGATACCATCCATCCATCGGGCATCCATCCTCAGCGAACAATCTGCCGTTGCGCATCTCAAACCACTCTTCACGAGTGAAGTATTCATGGCGCACCGTTTTTCCGTTCTCCATGGCTTCAATTGCGTCACTCCATGACATAACCGTTTCTTTCCTCATACCGTTATCTCGCCGTTACGATGTCTTTTGATTTGCGATATCCAGCGGCAAAAATCGCGATTTCCGGTAAGCACATCGCTGTGCTCTCATGCTTCTCACGCAGACTTGGTGAGGATGTGGCGCGGGATACGTTTAAGCTGCATCCTGAGAGAGCCACAGTCAGCTTTTTCCCGAAGCGGTTAGCGTCGGTAGCCTCTGCTGCTTTCTTCGCGTTGTAGGCCGCCATACGGCGTTGATTTCTGGTCATCACTTTGCTCCGTTACGTTTGGCGGCTTTAGCGCGCTGCTTCTTGAGCACGCGGCGGTAGTTGCGATCGTTCTGGTTGCGCATCGACTCCCAAAGGTCGGCTTCACGATACGCAGATGATTTCTGGTAGTTCTCGTTCATGGGTGTTCCTCGATGAGTGCTTGGGTGCAAGAGCCGGAACCCGTGACGTTTCCGAACTTCATAGGCTTCTCAGGTCCACCGTCCTGACTGGCGTAAGCTCCACCTATCTCTTGCCCGAAGCACTCGCCTCGGCCTGTGTATTCACAGGGCTAAATTGTTAAAGAGCAAAAGTCCGTTTAGTTGTTCGCCAGCGTCCTGCTGTTGAGATAAACAATACTCTAGGTATTAATTCATGGCAATACCCAGAGTATTAAAAATAATATGAATGGTATTAATATGCTGTAATTGAAGGGAATTTATTTTTTGCAGGTAATAAAAAAGCCGCTCGGTGGCGGCTTGTCGGGGTACTTGCTTTTAAACGTATCTGACTTTTGACTCTACTACGACGCCGATGATCCGGCAGTTGCCGTTAATGGGCGTCATAGGCCATGAAGGATTGAGGCCTTTCAGGTAGCGTTGTCCACCGTCGATGACCAGCTTCTTGAATGTCGCCTCATTTGCGTCTGTCAGTTTAGCGACAACCAATGATCCATTTTTTGCCTCACGCCCAGTATCAACCAGAACGCTATGGCCTTCTGGGATGCTTTGCCCGATAGGGGCAGTCATGGAGTCACCTTCTACCTTCAGCCAGAATCCTGTCCCCTGAATAGGTACATCCGATTCATACCACTCGTTTATCTCGCTGATCGAATAGGGTTCCATGGCCTCTTCCCATTGTCCTGCGCTGACCCAGCTGAGCATAGGATACCTTCCTTTTGGTTCGTATGGTCCAGCGTAAGTCACGTTTTTATCGAGGGCAGGGAGTGAAGCTGCATCCACTTCTTTGGCTAACGATGGACTGAAATCACTAACAGGAACCTGGAGTAAGCGCGAAAAAGTTAAAGCTGCGCTTAAGTTAAGTGCGTTTCTGCCATTCAAGTAATGGCCTACAGCGCCCTGAGTGATATCCAGTGCGTCCGCAATATCTTGCTGGGTAATGCCCAGATTTTTCTTTTTAGACTCGTACAGAGCTTTGAGGCGCTTTGCGTCATCAAGCTGTTCCGGCGTCAAAACCTTGGTGTTTTTCATCACCTGATTCTAATACCTCAGTTATTAAAACGTGAAATACCGTAGGTATTGCTTTATTTAATACTCATAGTATTATTACTGCATCGGTAATCACGTGGAGGAAACCGATGGACAAAGTAACCCTCGCTGATTACGTCAAGGAGAACGGTCAGGCAAAAGCCGCCGACATTATCGGCGTTCACCAGACGGCAATCAGCAAAGCAGTACGAGTTGGTCGCAAGATCTTCATCACCACAAAGCCTGATGGAAGCGTGGAAGCAGAAGAACTCCGACCTTTCCCTAGCAGCAGAAACGCTGCCGCATAAGCAGCGTCGCTCTTTATCAATCTGACCGCCCTCGGAACTCCAGGGCAAAACCAACTGACCTTGTTACTGCAAGGTACAGCAAGTTCTTACATCACAAGGAAATATAACGAATGGAACGCGCAAACAAACGCAACGAGGCGCTGAAGATTGAAAGCGCCTTACTGAACAAGATCGCAATGATTGGCACTGAAAAGACAGCTGCCGCCATGGGTGTCGATAAAGCGCAGATTAGCCGCTGGAAACGCGACTGGCTGCCTAAGTTCTCGATGCTACTGGCAGTGCTTGAATGGGGTGTCGTTGATGACGAGATGGCTCATTTAGCCAGACAGGTGGCGAGCATTCTCACCAATGAAAAAGCCGGGGTGAGCAGCAACTCATTCCCGGCCTAGTAGCAATTTGCGAACACAAATAACTGGAGAAAATTATGCCAGGACTAACTGGATATGTAAACAGTGGCGGGTCACTTTATGAGTAATCTCGCCTACAGCAACGTCTCACCAATCAGGCCTGAAACGGAGGCCGTGGAGCGCCGTGTGGTCGATACCGATAATGGTTACACCAGAATCGCTAACGAGCTACTGGAAGCTATCGCAAGTGCCGATTTAACAGCTAGGCAGTTGAAACTGATGCTGGCATACGTCCGCAAAACATACGGTTTCAACAAGAAATCAGATCGCATTGCTGATGAGCAGATTGCCCAACTCACCGGGCTTTCTCGCCAGAACGTCAACAAGGCAAAAAAAGAACTGCTTTCAATGAATTGCCTGTTAATGGAAGGAAGCCAAATCGGGATTAACAAAGAGGTTTCAGCGTGGCAATTCAGCAAGTGTCTCCAAGTTAGCAATTTAGTCTTTAAACCAGAGACAAAAAGTGTCTCTAACCTAGAGACTTTGCCTGTCTCTAAATTGGAGACACACAAAAGACATTCTTCAAAAGACAAGAAAGAAAGTAATTATTCGTCAGAGAATTCTGGCGAATCCTCTGACCCACCCCCTGAAAATAATTCGGCTATCCGACCCGATGCAGCCATCCAAACGCCGAAAGGGGACAAGTGGGGGACAGCTGACGATCTCAAAGCGGCCGACTGGATTTATTCAAAAGTTCGAAATGTGTCGCCTACTGCCCAGCAACCCAATTGGCCAGCATGGGCGAACGACATCCGCCTGATGCGCAATGCGCTGAAGTGCACACATCATGAAATCTGCGAATTGTTCAAATGGGCTAACGCCGATGCCTTCTGGCAGACCAACGTCATGAGCCCTGCAAAGCTTCGCCAGAAGTGGGACACGCTCAAAGCACAAATGCACCAGCCTAACCGAAACCGACCTGTGTCTACGGATCAGCATGCCGCTGTCCACTGGAACAGCGAAGAAGCTTGGGAGAAATTCATATGAGACAACTCGAAGCAGCTGTGAACCACCGTGACGGCGCCGCGTTATCGCGCATGGCCGGTGATGTACCGCAGCATGTCGATCGCCGCTTGCATCACGAAATCGAAAAGCTGATTAACGAGTTTTTCGAGGGATTGAAGCAGGTTTTCCCGGCATCAATCAGCACTGCATGGCGCAACCCAGCTGATGAAGCCGCTGCTAAACGTCAGTGGATTGCAGCCTTCGCTGAAAATGGCATAACCAGCAAAACACAGCTGGCGGCCGGAATGCGGCAGGCTCGTGCCAGTGGATCCCCGTTTCTGCCATCGCCAGGCCAGTTTATCGCCTGGTGCAAGCAATCATCATTCTGCGCTGCGGGTCTGCCTGACGAAGATACGCTGTATTCGCTGGTGATGACATACTGCGCCAGACGCGGCGGTTACGTTACGGCAGAAGACTATCCGTGGGGCAGCAACGCCGAATACTGGATGGTCACCGGCCTGTACAGCATGATGCGAGCTAACAATCTGAGTGAACCCGAGCTGCGCGTGAAATGTCGCTCTGAGCTGCGCAAGATGTCACAGCGCATTGAAGCTGGAGAAGAAGTACCACAGCCGCGTAAGCAGTTGCTGAAGCTCTCCATCCCATCAACTACCGAGAAAGCGCAGGAGGGCGTAGCGATGCTGCGTGCAACCCTGAAGCGAGGTAAGTCATGAGTGAGGAAAAAAGCATTAGCAATTGGCGCTTATGCCGAAGTTTGATAGTTAGCAACAAAACGATTTGTGAAGAATGAATTGTGCTGAAGTTGGAATAGAATCGAAGCGGTCATTATAGAGAATTATCTAGAAAGTATAATATTTTACAGCATGAACTTTTCCCATATTCATATTCAACTTCAAAAGAGAAATGATGCTTGTAAATATTAAATGATTAGCTTTGGTTCTTTGCAATCAACAGCATGAGTGCTGATAAGGTGAAATTATCTCTAATTAAACCTTGTTTAATCATTCCAAAAATCTCTTCAAGTGAGTGGAATTTACAACAAATCACTCCTTCCTCTTTTTGAGGCGTGAGGTTTTTTATATCGTCAACCTCACAAATTATTGCTTGGATTTTATCCGATATTAAACCTGAGTCAGTAGACAACTTACCAAGAATATAGCTATTGGAGGATTCTAAGTTTAGCTCTTCTTTAAGTTCTCTCTCTCCTCCTGTCAAATGGGTTTCTCCAGAATCAATGAATCCCCGAGGGAACTCATACAAATTCTCACCGTTCCTTAGGTGTTGAATGATTGCGTATTGGTTTTTATGGATGGGTATTATTACAACGCCACCATTTTTTTGGTGGAGTTTGAGGTGACCCAGTTCATCGATCGAGACTGATAGCATGCTGTTTTCGAAAATAACCTTATTCAAAATTTACAATCCAGGTTGGTTGAATGGCAGAACGTCGTATAATCTTTCTTGTATTATAGAGATAGTAAAAGACATACGTACAATAGACCAATACCTTAGCGGAAGCGGTCAAATATTCATTATTAGCCTTCAATAGCGAAAAAATTTCTTTCACAAGTATAGCCGTTGGAAACCCTGAGATAAGGATCATACAAAATATGACTCTATTCTCGATACCTTTTAACATCTTTTCAAAACTCATGGTGCTATATTTTTGGTTCTGTTTTTTGAAGAAATCTTTTATGCTTTGGTTAACATCTCCAAAATCAAGCTTATCCCTTGCAAGTATTTTGTTAAGTGCTAGGGCTGAGTCTGTGTATTGCATTTGCCAAGAGCGCAACCCGGAGAGAGTTCTTATTGTCATCCCCCCAATCATACATATGACTAAGTTTAAAAAAATGGCCGAATATTGGCTAGATATCATCTTGCTGAAGGAGGTATATGAACCAATATAAAACGATAATATAACAAGATAGAAAGCGATGGTTTGATCTCTTTTAGAAGACTGCTCTTTTATGTGTTCATTACATCTTTCATAAACTGACATCAGAAAATCTTTTGATACTGACATTGGAGCTCCTGAAATGTATTTTCAAATGACTTACAAATTTATTACTTTTATAGCTCAACGCTTAAATGTATTTCATAACCTTAAGTTAGGCAATTACCAATCATATCAGTAATGCTATGGAGATACCAAAAGAGGGCATCAGACTTCATAAGGCAAACTTCAGCGCTATCGGGCAACAGCTTCAACCCCTGCTCGAATCCGGCGACTGCTACCGGCTAATCCTCAGGCCGTGGAAAGAAAAACGTAGCTTTTCTCAGAACAGCCTCGCCCATATGTGGTTTGGCGAAATCAGCGAATATCTCATCAAGTCTGGTCGTATCGACGCCACGCCTGATTGGGTAAAGCGCAACCTAAAGCGCACTTACCTTGGCTGCGAAGAGATTACCTATACCGACTTCGTTACCGGCGAGAAGGTCACCTCCTACGAGCCGCGCCATACATTCAGCCTTGACACAGGAGATATGCACTTCTTCCTAAATCAGGTTGAGCAGTGGTGCGCACAGTTCGGGCTGGCGTTGACCATTCCGCACGATAGCGAATATCAAAAACTGAAGGACGATCAAAATGCCTAAGAAAACATGGTCAGATAAGGATCTGGCTTACATCGAGCGCGTCGCCGGAAAGGTTCCTGTGCCCGTGATGGCAGCCGCTATAAACAAATCGGTGTCTGCTGTCACAGGTAAGGCCCACTCGCTCGGACTAAAGCTGAAGGTACCGGCAATCATCCTCAATAAATATTGGCCCGATTATGTTCAAAAGGAACGCACAGATGAAGTGTCTTAATTCCGTCATGCAATTCTTAATTTACCACCTAATATTTAAACTAGAACAAAGATAAATTTTGAAGTATTAACCATGTCTTACCTGTAATAGCTTTAAAACATCCCGGTCCTTATGAATATGAATTAGGGCCAAATGTTATCATGTGGAGAAAATCCGATGAAATCAGGACTAGAAGCAGGTTGCATTGCTTTGGTAATTGACTCAGTGAATCCAGAAAACGTCGGCAAGTCTGTAACATTACTGGGTTGGTGCGAGGCTGGAGAATTTTTTAATGCACCAGATGGTACCTGCGGACAAATGCCATCTAACACGGGCGGCTGGCTGTGTGTTGGCGATATTGTATGTGTTGGAAAATTTTCCGTCTCGTTAAGGGATTTCAGAAATTATGGCTGGTGTATTTTCCCTTCTAAATACCTTATGCCGCTCAATGGCGACGACCTGAGATATTATGATGACCGCAAAAAGGAGAGGTGCAATGCCTGAAGAAAGGAAAACACCGAAGGTGCGTAAATGCAGAATATGCAAAAAGCGCTATAAGCCCCTTACTCTTTATCAGTGGTGGTGTTGCGATGAGCACCAGGACGAACTGATAAAGCAACTCGCAACAGCAGCCAGAAAGAAACGAATACATCAGCAGGAGCAGGTCAGAAAGAAAGAAGCACAGCAGGAAAAACGTAACCTCAAGATCCGCAAGTTAGCACTTAAGCCCCTCAGCCACTTCCACCAACAAGCTCAAGCCGCCTTCAACGAGTTTATCCGCTCCCGCGACACCGCCGATCCATGCATAAGCTGCGGTCGCTTTCACGATGGAAAATATGACGCAGGCCACTACCGCACACGCGGCGCATCACCGGCCACACGTTACGACGAAACCAACTGCCATAAGCAGTGCGTTCCCTGTAACCAGCACCTATCCGGAAACATCGAAAACTACACGCCAAACCTGATTAAGAAAATCGGTCAGGCTGCATTCGATCGCCTGATGGGGCCGCAAGAGCTGAAAAAGTGGACGCGGGAAGAGTTGCAGGAACTGGCGGCGCATTACAGGCAGAAAACCCGTGAGTTGATCAAACAAAGGAGCGAAGCCGCATGACCTGGCTAACCAGATTACTCAGCAGATTTAACCCCGTTCATCCGATCCCGGTTCAGCGCAAGCGCTCCAGCTACCCGGCCAGCCCCGAAAAAATCACCAAGCGGAGGAAGAAATGATCGCCGATTACCTGCGAGACAAGTGGCGGTTTCTCAGGATGTACCGCGCCCGCAATACCTTCCCGGTTGATTACCGGATCATCAAGCACACAGCCAAAATCATGGGGATGAAACATGCGCATTGAAAGAGACTTTCAGCAAATCGTCAGGCTCGCCGGTGTGCGTAGCTCTGCAGATATGCGCCGACTGTTTGGCAATGGATGGAAGACCATCAACATCTCACAGCAGGCGTGGGTTCGCCACATGCTCACAGTTTGGGGCCAGCACCTCGGCAATGAAGATTACGATCGCGGTGAAGTGAACGTTATCGGCCGCCTTATGATGCGCTGCGAATGGAGTGAGCAGAAGGGTAAGCAGATAGAGAAAATCGTGTCAGAGCTGCACTGTGAAGGCCTGCGTGGTGAAGAGCTATTCCGCAAAGCCCGAGACCTGCTGATGCCACAAACCTCAACAGCAAACATCATCGCTCTCGCCAAAGAATCAGATGATGCTGCTTTCGTTGAAGCTGTCATGGTTAAAACCTTCGGGAAGGACAACCCGATTAAGAACGTAGCCAGATTACGATATTGCAAACGCAAGAGCGTGCAAAACATCGGTGCATCGCTGATTTATTTCACTGGCATCAGCACCAAGGAAGCAAGAAACAGAATGGAATGGGCGCTGGACATCCTCGAAGGAGAAATGTTTTACGCAATTAAGCGAGAAATGGAGAAGGAGATTCCTAAAATAGCTGCCTAAAGAGAATGAATAGCACGAATAGCTAAAGACAAAGGGCATGGAAGCCTGGCATATTCATATATGCTCGGGAAGCAAAGCGAACTGAGCAGTTCCATCACAAGTGAGTGATTAAAAGCGCCACGGTTACCAGCCGAAGGCGCTTTTTTATTGCCTGAAATCCGGGTGAGAAGCACAGTGGTTGTGCGTTCGGCTGTTAACCGATTGGTCGCGGGTTCGAATGCTTTGGCCGCCAAATATTTCCTCGGTCATGACGATGACCGTATTTACCGCTTAGCGTCGGGGATAATATCTGGAATTTTTAGGACTAAAGGCTCCATAAATGAATTGCTAAAAATTAGAGTTTTTCTCATTGTATCTTTATTTTTTTTCCTAATTCGTTAAGTTGTACTAGGGCTATTACTAACGAATAGGGCTGTTCAATGTTGTCAACTTATGAAAGATGGGTTTCTTTCTTCGATTTTGCGTTTCAGCCGACTCATCCGGCTGCGCCTGATATACCTGTTATCGACATCCTGAGGAACCTGAAAAACCTAGTGGATGCAGGAAACGCTGTCCGGCTGTACAATCAAGGTACGCGTGCAGTGCGAATTTCTGAGATGACTTACAAAGTTGGTGATTCAGAAGCAATCTTGCTTATCCAGCTTTGTGATAAAAACGGGTCAGATCCAGTTTTTGGCGAACTCACGACAGGGCAACTTCGCGTTGAGCCCAAGCTTGCAGGAGAAGGAATAGCTGTTTCAAGCCATGTAATGATCTCAACCACAGTTGCCCAGCATACCGCAGATCATTTCAAAACCTTAGTTGAGACAGTACCGGGTATAAGCAAATCAATCCTACAGCCTTTTCTCAATGCAATGCTTCGTGATGCATTCATTGGTCAAGAGTTCAAAAATCCAGCGACAAAAGCAATGTGCCAGCTGAAGCCAAAGCTTGAAATTTTTTCGCATGGCTCGCAAACCTTGCTGGACACTTTGAAGGGTGCAAAACTGCATAATGTAAAGCTGGTCAGCACTCGTAAGCAAGGTGGCATGGACAAAACCGCTTACACTGAACTAGCAGAACGGTCAGTGAGGTATAAGATTGTAAAGCAACCACCGCTGGCAGATAAAAAAAGGTTATTGGAAATTTTAAGAAAGAAAGGTCAGCAGTCGGGCTTTAGCAAGGTATCTATCAGCTATTCTAAAGATGGTCGTCAAGCTAGCCTTGATTTAGACAGGAATGAGGATGCAGCAACTAAGCTCTTTACAAAAAGTGAAAAAATCATTCTCGGTTCCGGCATAAATCAGTGTGAAAGCACGATACACCAGGAACTGGAGAGGAAGATGAAAGGGCTATTATAATCGAGGTTTCAATATGAAACTTTTTTCACCATTAAATTATCTGCGTATCAGACATAGCGAAAAAAAATGGTACGACTTTATTTTACCGTCGCTAGGGGCTGTACTTGCGATGGCAGTTTATTTTTTTTGCCACGATCAAATTCCCTTAGTGGGTAGCAGTGGTCTTATAGTACAAGTTAATGGGTTGCTGCAAGTCCTGATAGGGTTCTATATTGCTGCTTTAGCCGCAGTTTCGACCTTCAGTAATGCGTCTATCGACGAGGTAATGGCTGGAGATCCGCCAATTCTCTTAGAAAAGTTTCGTGGGACTGAAATCAAAGTCGAGCTTACACGAAGAAGATTTGTTTGCTTTCTTTTTGGATATCTTGCGCTCATGAGTTTTATATTGTTTAGCGTTGGACTTGTGTCAATTCTTTTGGGGAAAATGATTTCTGCATGGATCATTGGTCTCAGCTCTATAGAAGTGCTTTGGTTTGTAAAAACAGTATTTGTGGGTCTTTACTCTTTGATACTAATAAACTTGATAACCACGACTTTATTAGGGTTGTATTACCTTTCAGTTAGGTTTCACCAATCTTCCCTATAAAATCACAAAGCACAAAAACAAAAAGGCTCGCTTCGGCGGGCCTTTTTTATTTCGCCCCTGCCAACAAGCACGACCTCATGGGTTTCCCTGTGTGATAGCGGGCGCCTTCTATGCAAAAAAAATCCGCACTCAGGCGGATTATTCAATCTTGGCTACCTAACAGCAACCGGGCTTTTCTCTCTCGACAAGATTAAAGCTAACCGGGCTTGCTCAGTTCAGAAAGTAGACAATTCCTAATTGAGCCAGCTCCCTCAACACAGAGGGGGTCACATGAGTATCGATATGAGCAAACTGGCATCAGGCGCAGCTTATGGCGCATCTGCCGGGACAATAGCAAACGGCTTGCTTACCAAGCTGAGTCCCGATGAGTGGAGTGCCGTGGGTGTGCTGGCCGGTATCGTGGTCGCACTTATTACTCTCGGCATCAACTGGTATTACAAACGCAAGGCCACCAACGCGCAAATCGCTGCGCTCCAGCGCTGGCCCACCGCACCCGATGTCACCACCGAGGATTAACCCATGGCTATGTCCAGTAATCTGCGCAATAAGCTGATCGCTGTTGCCGGTGGTGGTGCTATCGCGATTGCTACCGTGTTCCTCGGTGGCAAAGATGGCGTTGAGGGTCGCGTGTACGAGCCTTACAAAGATGTGGCTGGCGTGTGGACTGTCTGCGATGGTCATACCGGCAACGACATCATCAAAGGCAAGAAGTACACCGACCGTGAATGCGATCGCCTTCTGAGCGCTGACCTTCAGCCGGTTAAGCAGTCAGTTGACGGACTGGTAAAAATCCCCCTGGGTGAATACCAGAAAGCCGCGCTCTACAGCTTCACCTACAACGTAGGATCATCTGCATTCTCGAAATCATCCCTGCTGAAGAAGCTCAATGCGGGCGATGTGACCGGAGCGTGCGAAGAGATGCGCCGATGGGTGTATGCAGGCGGACAGAAATGGCGCGGACTGATGAACCGCCGTGACATGGAGCGTTCACTGTGCCTGGCGGAGAACGCCAATGACCTTAAGTAGAATCAAATGGGATGCGGTCGCTATTGCGGTCCTGATCCTTTTGGTCATGGCTCTCTGCGTCACGGTAAAGCTTCAGTCATCCTCAAAGGCATTACTCACCCTGCAGAATGAACAACTGAAGCAGGAAAAGACATCGGCCGAGGCCATCACAACCAATGTTCTGAGAGCCACAGCACTCTTCAACGACATCGCCCAGGCAACCCATGATGATAATCAGGCCAGTAACTCAGATAGCGAGGGAAGGGTGGTCATCATTCGTCAGGCGATTAAAGGCGATCCGTGCGCTACTCAGCCTGTTCCTGCTGCCGCTGTTGACCAACTGCGCGCAAACCGAAACAAAGTACGTTCAGGTGCCACCGGTACAGATACCGGTAAGCCTGCTGGCTGACTGCGAAGTACCACTTATCCCTGAACCGTTCACATGGGGCGACAGTCTGGAGCTGAACGAGCGCCTGCTCAACTCACTTGCCAACTGCAACCGTGATAAGGCCGCCATCCGTAAAATAGAACTGGAACGGCAAAAATGACCAAATTTCTGACATGGCTGAAGAGCCTGTTTATCCATCCTAAAGAAGAGAGCAACCAAATGTCTGAGCCATTGAATGACGCAACCACCGTACAGCCAGTTGCAGCAGAGCCTGTTACCGCTGAAGTAATCACCCCGACAGCAGAAGTCAAAGCAGGCGTGCAGGACTTCGAAGCAGCGCTGGCGTTTGTAGAAAGCGGTGTCGCTACATTAGGTGCATCAGCTAAAGATGAGCTTGTAGCTATGGTGAAGAAATACCTGTAATCGCCTCGCGATTATATGCCTACTAAGCACATAAATAAGCGCACATCTGTATAGCCTGACTTTGGTCGGGCTTTCTATTTGTATAAGTGGATATCACAAGGCGCATCTCAAAGTGTGTCGTGTGATATTCATTAAAAATATCATCAGTTAATTTCTAAAACCGAATATAGGAGAGGTTTTTATGGGCGATATTGTTGTTAGCGGAACTGTGCCTGCTGTACCTGCTGGAAATCCCGATGCATCACTAATGCCAATGTCTAGCGGTAGTGGAAGCATGGTTGGCGGGCCGCCACCAGAGGCTGCGATCGCAATTGATTTTCAGTCCGGCGCTTACTATAACCGTTCATTGCCAGCATTATCCAAGATTATTAAAAGCGCAAAATCCGAAGCTGAAAAGCAAAAGAACTCTCTAATCTGGTTCCGTAACTGTATTTTCTTGAATAAATGCGAAATTGAACATCCAAATGATGGAATTTATGTTGCTCAAAAATTTTATTCAAAAGAGCGGACTGATCTTCCTTTGAATGGCGGTTCAAAACAATTAGGAAACTCTCCTTACGCAATCGCGAGCGCTTTTGGTAACTTCCTCTGGGGTAATGGTCAATCTATGAGCGTTGATATCAACACCCTTGCTTTGCAGTTCCTCACAGCGGATAAAATTCCTGGTTTTAATAGCCGAATGAACGCGATTGGGGCGCCCGGGACATATAACATGACGTTTGCATTCCCATATGATACCGGACGTTCTAACTATGTGATGGAGTACATCCTGGGAAACATTACTCTTCAAATGGATGGTGTCTTTACTCGAAATGCAACCGGGTCGTGGGCATTCGATGGTGTGATTAGGGCTCAAGTTCCTGATAAATATGACTTTGATGCCAGCACTCATCGAACCAAGACGAATGAAGATCTCACCACCATCGGTCGCTGGATGGGGGAGCGCTTCAAAGGAGTACCTTATAAAATTGAAATTAACGGTCAAACGCATGTTAAGTTTTGAGTCTTAATGAGTATAATTCTCATCTTAATGTAATGCTTAAGATAGGGAATAGTCATGAAATCTTTGCGTGTTGGAGTCTTGTTAGTGCTAATCATCGTAGCAATTGTTCTAATTGGAATGATTGCCGTTCCTATCATCAACAAGCCTGACAAAGTAGTAACAGCTGACATTACTGCCTGCCAGCACTACGACAGTCGGACAATTGTCAGAAAAGTGGTTGCCGCTAGGACAGGTGAGCATGAAGGTTTCGACGACTTTTCAAAGGTTCAGGATGCTGCGCAAAAGGCCCATTTATTAGTAGATGTTGATAATGCTTCTCTTAGCGACAACATTTGGATGGTTCCTTTTAGCCAGAGGAGTGACACCAACGGAACGCAAAATGGAATGGCATTACTCGATTGCAGTCGAGATAGCGTAGAGTTTGGCGGTATCTAACTGCATTCAAAGCAGTAAGATCATCACAGGGCGCATTTTCGAGTGCGCCCGATGATGCTAGTAGAGCCCTACTTACTGACGCCGCTAAACGGGATTATTTCACCCTCAGAGAGCGAATCGTCACAGTGACGAAGCAGGTTGGTTATTTGCAGGACTACATCAAAGAGCAGTGTCTGAAATAAAGAATCTCAACAATTGAGATGTAACTTTCAGGAAAATCGCCCGCGCAGAAATGTGTGGGCTTTTTTATACGTATTTACCGCGCATCTCACGCGCATTTTACCACTCAGAACCTTTCAGGATGACCCTTGAGGATACCGGCTGGCTGTCGGAGCCTCTGAGGGCCGGATTTCCTGTGAGACAAGGTTCATCACTAAAAGGTAATTACCGACATGACAAATCAAACTGTGAATGTTTACGGTATCTCTGTCCGGGTTGACTCGGAAGGAAGATACAACCTTAACGATCTACATGCCGCAGCCGTAGTCAATGGAGAGGCGACGGAATCCCAAAGGCCTAACAAATTTATTCGGAGTGCAGCCGTAAAGCGTTTCGTTTCTGCGCTTGATTCCAGAGGACAAAAATGTCGTCTGGAAGAAAATCAATCACTTAACATTGTTAATGGTGGCGTGAGCCAAGGTGTTTGGGCCGCCGAATTATTAGCTATTCGCTATGCGGCATGGATTAAACCGGAGTTCGAAATCCAGGTGTACGAAACTTTCCGAGAAGCTGTGCTTAGCGGTATTAGCAGCATGAACCGGCTTAACCGTCTCGACTTGCTAATAGCAACTGAGACAAAAGAGGTCAGTGCTTGCGCCAGGGCGATGAATAAGTGGGGCGTTGGTGGGAGAAAGAAACTTCTCAGCTGCGCACGTGAGAGGATTGTAAGCCAGATAGATCCAGACATGGTGGCGTTGATGGAAGGAGACACTACCCAGTGAAAGTGGGTAAATTATTGCCCACTTTTATAGCGGGCAATAAACACCTCTAAGAATTAGAGGTTTGGGTTAAAAGCCAGAACAATTGCTGCTATAACGGGTATAGCTTTACATATAGTAAGCCCGATCTTTTTTAAACCGCCATCCTTAATTCCAGACCAGTCTATAAATAACTCAGTACACGCAAAGGCGGCGAATAAAAAAGCGAAAGATACTGCCGTTCGCTCTGAGAAGTAGAATGCATAACCAAGTGCGGCCAAGAACAACAACCCTGACAACCAAGCCATTACCTTATTCATTTAGTTCATCCTTATGAAATGAAAAGCTTAATATATACAAATAACACTTAATACTTTACAAAAAATAACATATTGGGGGTTGGTATGTCCGAAATCTACCAAATCACGCTAACCACCCAAACAGGTGAAAGCTTCACGGGCAAGATGTCACGCCGTCAGCCTGAGCTGGTTAACGGCTTAGTGCCGCTGGCGACTGAGACGGGCGAGTGGCTGTATTTCGCTCCTGCCGATGTGAAGCGTGTGCAATTCACGCCAGTAGCGGTAGAGCAGACAGAAGAAGTAACAACGGAGTAACCCATGGCTAACGATGACGAGCGCAGGCCTTATCCGCCAGTTAACTTCAGCGACTCCGAGAGTTGGCATCCATACACCCGGCTCATTCCCGCCAATGAAGTGCATGAGTGGGTAAATCGCCAAATCATCAGCGATACCGGCAGCATCCATAACCCTGACCACGAGCACTTGGTTGAGGCCGATCTCTGCTTCATGTGGGCGTCTGACTCGTTCGCGAAGAAAGGGCGCTACGTCCTCGGCCAGGCCGAACAAGTAATGCTCCGCGCCGGTGGATGGCAGAAAGCCAGAGTGGAACAGCAGATGCATGAATGGTTCGGTCGAATTCCGAAGTTCATCATCACGCTGGCGGCCGATTACTGCTCTCAATGCAGTGACCTTGAATTCTGCGCTCTGGTAGAGCATGAGCTTTACCACATCGCTCAAGCCACCGATGAGTTTGGCGTACCTAAGTTCACGCGAGATGGAGATCCTAAGTTGTGCTTGCGTGGCCACGACGTGGAAGAGTTCACCGGAGTGGTTCGCCGCTATGGCGCAAGCGCTGACGTTCAGGAACTTATTGAGGCCGCTGCCAGACCGGCAGAAGTGGCAAACATCAACATAGCCAGAGCATGCGGTACGTGCCTGATGAAACTGGCATAACTTTTATCTGCTTTGTCATGGAGGTGACCTGTGGCAGCTTTATCGACAGAGGTTAAAGCCTTCATCGTTCAATCCCTCGCATGCTATGACACACCTGCAAAGGTGATCGAGCTTGTAAAAGAGAATTTCAGGGTGACTGTCACGCGTCAGCAGGTGTCAGCATATGACCCGGCTAACGCGATGGCGAAGAGCCTGAGTCAGAAGTGGGTCGACCTGTTCAACGTGACCCGCACTCGCTTCCAGACCGAAATCACCGACATCCCGATCGCCAACAAAGCCTACCGCCTGCGCACCCTCGACCGGATGATGAACAAGGCTGAGAACATGCGAAACATGGCGCTGGCTGCAACCCTGATTGAACAGGCTGCCAAAGAGTGCGGTGACGCTTACACGAACAAGCAAAAGGTTGAGCATACGGGAAAAGACGGTGGGCCAATTGAGTCGGCAACGCTGACCAAAGACGAATACAAAGCTGCTCGGCGGGAGATGTTGGAGGATGACGACTGCTGAGCAGAAGATTTACGCGCGAAAAATTGAGTGTGAAGAAGACGGCATGTATTTCGCCCGTTACTTCTTTAAGCAGCGCACCGACGGCAAAATGATTGTAGCGCCGCATCACAAGGTTATTCAGCAAACGCTCGACCGGGTGATTGATGGCGAAATCACAAGGCTGATCATCAACGTTCCGCCTGGCTATACCAAAACTGAGCTGGCAACTATCAACATGATGGGGCGAGGGTTGGCGCTTAACCGCCGCGCGCGCTTCATGCACCTGTCGTATTCGCACAATCTTGCCCTGCTGAACTCATCAACTGCCCGCACCATGATTAAGTCGAAGGCTTATCAGTCGATGTGGCCGATGGCGCTGCGCGATGACGCAGACAGTAAGGCGATGTGGTGGAACGAGTTCGGCGGAGGCGTTTATGCTTCGTCCGCTGCGGGTCAGGTTACCGGCTTTCGTGCCGGGCATATGGAGCCGGGCTGGCAGGGCAGTCTGATTATTGATGATCCGGTAAAGCCTGATGACGCTTACAGCGAAATCGTGCGTGACGGCGTGAATAACCGCTTTAACGAAACCATCAAATCACGTCTGGCCGTCGAAACAACGCCGATGATTGTGATCATGCAGCGCATTCACTATCACGACCTGAGCGGTTACCTGCTGCGAGGCGGCAGCGGGGAAGAGTGGCATCACCTCAATCTGCCGGTGATTATCGACAACAGCCAGTCATACAGCGCGCTCTACCCGGAAAACACTCACGCGATACCGATTGATCATGGCCTGCCTGATGGCTGGCTATGGCCGTTTAAGCACAATGAAACGCACCGGATATCGCTGTTCTCGCACCGACGCACTGCCGAAGCGCAGTATATGCAGAAGCCTCGCCGCTTCAATGCTGAAGGTGCGCTGTGGAACGAGGCGATGATATCCAGCGCTCACGCGCTGCAAATCGTCATAGAATCGACCCGTACCGTTATCGCTATTGACCCTCAGGCAGTGAACAATGAGGACAGTGATGAAACAGGTATCGTGGCCGCCAGTTCCTACGGAAAAGGTAATGAACGCCTGTTTTCGGTCAATGGCGATTACTCCGGCAAATTCTCGCCGAACGGCTGGGCCAAAAAAGCCATATGGGCTTATAACGAGCACCGCGCTGAAGCGATCGTGATCGAAACTAACCAGGGTGGCGATATGGCCGAGGATACGCTGCGCAACGCGGGGTATACCGGTCGCATCATCCGTGTGCACGCCAGCAAAGGCAAATACGCCCGTGCTGAACCTATATCTGCTCTGTATGAGCAGGGGCGTGTGGCGCATCGCGGCAACCTCTATACGCTGGAAAATCAGCTTATGGAATACGTGCCAGCTACTGCCAAAAAATCACCAGACCGCCTTGATGCGCTGGTCTGGGCAATTACCGAACTGTTCCAGCCGAAAGGCGTAACCGTCAGACCTTTCTCTGCCTAACCGGAAAACACAATGAGTAATGACGTTCGCAAGCGGTCCGCAAAAATCGAGGCCATTGCCGGTTGCTGGCCGATGATTGCCGCTCTGCTGGGCGGCACCTCTGCCATGCGCGATGCGGGCAAAATGTATCTGCCCAAGTGGCCTAATGAGGACGAGGGCTTTTATAAGAACCGCCTCGCTACGGCCACGCTGGTTCCGGCCTTCTCACGCACCGTCGAGGTGTTGAGCGGCAAGCCATTCTCTCGCCCGGTTTCGTGGGATGAGAAAAAGGTGCCTGAGCGCATTCAGCAGATGTTCCCTGATATCGATCAGCAGGGTACCAACCTGCATTCATTCCTGGCCGATATCTGTGAAGAGGTAATGGCTAACGGCATCTGCGGCATTCTGGTTGAGCACCCGCCAACCGAAGGCAACCTGTCGGTAGCCGAGGAAAAAAGGCGCGGCCTGCGACCCTACTTTGCAAAGATTGGGGCAAACAGCCTGCTCGACTTCGACTCAAAGCGCATTGACGGGCGCGAGACATTCACCATGCTCCGCTTTGTCGAGACAGTAAGTGAGCGCGATCCGGAAAATGAGTTTGTCGTTAAGGAAATTGAGCAGGTTCGCGTGCTGAACCCGGGCCGGTGGCGCACCTATCGCCAGAAAATCAACGCTTCAAATGTTCTGGAGTGGCAGTTGCATGAAGAAGGCGTAACCAGCCTGAATAAAATCACGTTTGTGCCTGTCTACGGCGATAAGCGTGGCTTCATGCAATCCCGCCCGCCGCTGGCACAACTCGCCTTCCTCAACATCGAACACTGGCAGTCTCGCAGCGATCAGCAGACTATTTTGCATGTTGCCCGCGTGCCGATCCTGTTCGGTCGTAAGCTTGGTGATGCGCCAATTACGGTAGGTGCCGCAAACGCCATCGTTTCCGATGAAGATGACGCCGACCTCAAATATGTTGAGCACACCGGCAAGGCCATTGAGGCCGGGCGTACCGACCTGCGCGACCTCGAAGACCTCATGCGGCAGATTGGCGCCGAGTTGCTTGTCATCAAGCCAGGTCGGCAGACTGTCGCACAGACAGTGGCTGACAATGAGGCAGGCACCTGCGCATTACAGCGTATAGTTGGTGACCTGACTGATGCGGCTAATCTGGCCCTGCAGTATGCGGCAGAGTGGATTAAGGAGAAAGATGGCGGCACAGTCACCATCTTCCGCGACTTTGGCGCTGCCACGCTTGCCGAGGCATCCGCAACACTACTCATGGATATGAATGTCGCTAACGCGCTCTCCAGTGAGACGCTGTTTAACGAGATGCAGCGTCGTGGGCTGATTGACATCGAACTGAACTGGGCGGACGAGCAAACTCGCATCGCGAAACAGGCACCTCGCCCGGGTGAAACCAAGACAACGCTGACCGGCTGATTACCAGCCGCAAAGACACAGGCTCATGCTCGCGCATGGGCCTTTTTTTATTGCCGAAATCTGCGGATGCGGAACGGCGAAACGGGCCGGATGGCTCACCGATAAGGTTGGATAACCCGCTATGAAACTGAAACTCGACGAAAACGGCCATGTGGTCGTATCCGATGGCAAACCTGTCTACGTGAACGATGACGGCAAAGAAATTGCTTTTGACGCACCAGGCACCCTCCAGTCAATTTCACGCCTTAACGGTGAGGCCAAATCTCATCGTGAGCGCGCTGAAGCGGCAGAGACCTCCCTGAAAACGTTTGAAGGTATTGCCGATCCGAAGGCGGCTATCAAAGCGCTCGAAGTCATCAAAAACCTCGACGACAAAAAACTGGTGGATGCCGGTGAAGTCGACAAGGTCCGCGCAGAAGCGATCAAGGCAGTTGAAGAGAAGTACGCGCCCATTGTTAAAGAGCGCGACGACCTCAGCGGTCGCCTGATTGCTGAAAAAGTGGGTGGCAGCTTCGCACGTTCGAAGTTCATCGCCGACAAGCTGAACATTCCTGCCGACATGGTGGAATCACGCTTCGGTTCTAGCTTCAAACTCGAAGGTGACAGCGTCATCGCCTACGACAAAGCAGGCAACAAGATTTTCAGCGCCAGCAACCCCGGTGAACCGGCTGGTTTCGATGAAGCGCTGGGCATCCTCGTCGAAAATTACCCGTATAAAGACCAAATCCTCAAAGGCACCGGCGCATCAGGCGGCGGCTCCAGCGGCGGCAATGGTGGTACGGGCGGCAAAACTATCAGCCGTGCGCAGTTTGAGTCGCTCAGTCCTCAGGACCAGAGCAGCCAGATCGGTGCCGGTGTCACTATTACTGATTAACAGGAAAAACTTGAATGGCTAACAACCTCACCGGCCTTATCCCTGATCTGTTCGCGGCGCGCGATATCGTGTCCCGCGAACTGACCGGCTTCATCCCTGCTGTCACGCTGGACCCCTCTGCAGAACGTGCAGCGGTGGGCGAAGCAATCCGCATCCCGATCGCACCTGCCGCTGCTGCGCAGGATGTCGTGCCCGGCCAGCTGCCACCAAACACCGGTGACCAGAACATCGGCAACACGCCATTCACCATTCAGAAGTCCCGCATGGTGCCGTTCCAGTGGACGGGTGAAGAGCAGAAGGGTGTTAATAACGGCCCGGGCTACGCCAATATTCGTCGCAACCAGATTGCGCAGGCAATGCGTACGCTGGTCAACGAGATGGAATCAGACTTGGGTAAACTGGCCCTGATCTCATCCCGCGCCGCTGGTACCGCTGGCACCACGCCATTTGCTAAAGACCTGAGCGACACCGCGCAGGTCCGCAAAATCCTGTCTGATAACGGCGCGCCGCTGAGCGAACTGCAGTGTGTTATCGACACCACAGCGGGTGCAAACCTGCGTACACTGGCCCAGCTGACCAAGGCTAACGAAGCGGGCACCGACGAGCTGCGCGCTCAGGGTACGCTGCTGGAGCTTCACGGCTTCAAAGTGCGTGAATCCGCAGGTGTGGTCACTCACACTCCGGGCACCGGCGCAAGCTATGTAACCAACGGCGCGTTGACCGTGGGCACCACTATCATCCCGGTACAGACTGGCACTGGCACTATTCTGGCTGGCGATATCATCACTATCGGCAACTACAAGTACGTTGTGACCAGCGTCCTGTCAGGTGGCTCTCTGGCTATCGGCGCGCCGGGCCTACGTGAGAATGTAGCGACTGGCGCCACCGTTACGCTGGCGGCCAGCTTCACCGCTAACTTCGCGTTCAGCCGCTCAGCGATTCTGCTGGCAACCCGCGCACCGGCGCTGCCGCAGGAAGGTGATATGGCCGATGACCGCATCACCATCACCGATCCGCGTACCGGCATGGCGTTCGAAGTGTCAATGTACCGCCAGTACAAGCGCGTGCATTACGAAATTGCCGCCGCGTGGGGCTGCGCCAACATCAAGCCTGAGCACACCGCACTTCTGCTGGGCTAATCCTTAACCCGCCGGGAGACCGGCGGCTGCAATCCGGAGATAATCATGGCTAAGAAAGCTGACGGAACCGAAGACAACACGCCAGAGGTCATTACTGATGGCATTGAAGTCACAACCGGCACTAACGCCGAGGCTGGCGCTGATGTGCAAAATGCCTCATCCGTAGCGTTTGTAACGATGGTGCGTGATCCGGAAGTTCATCCGGCACCGCACACCGCTCAGGTTCATCCTGAAGAAGTGAAAAACTACTACTCAGGTGGCTGGGCGGTAAAACAGGAAGAGGCTGAATAATGCTGACTGCCGGTCAACTTGTGGATGTGCGCCGATTTATGGGCTATCCGATGCAGGGTGATATTCCTGCCACGGATACCAGCGATATGGCTTACGGCTGGGTGTCCTCAGGTGCCTGGCAGACACTTTATCACCGCCTGTCAACGTTAAGCGCTGAGGAAGAGGCCGTGGTGGTGAACTATGTCACCACGCTAAAGGCGCTCGAATCAGCCATCACCGGCGCAGGTGACAACCTCGATACGGATCAGGCTGCAGTCTGGAAGCGAAACACCAATGAAGTGCGCGACCGCACGCGGCTGTTCAATCAGTGGCGTCGCGAGTTGTGCGGATTTATTGGCATAGCGCCCGGGACTGCGCTTGGTAACGGAACCACGCAGATAGTCAGGTGCTGAAATGGATGCTGCAAAGCTGAGAGAGAAGGTTTACATCGGCTACGGTAAGGCAGCGAAGCGTATCGGATATAGCGCCCGGCAGTATCGGGCAGCCAGCGCATTCAATCCTCTCGAAACCGCATCTCTGCAGACGCTGCCAGCATCCTTCACCACGAATTTCACCTACAGCGCACCGAATAAGTACGGTCAGGCCACCTGGCTGGGCGTGTTCGACGGGCGCGAATTTGTACCGGGTGATTTTCTGGTGTCGCCGGAGGATGGAGCTTTCTTCGTGGCCGCTATGCAGACAACGCTGCCGATTTACTGCGTGCAGACCAATCGCACTATTAAAGTGCTGAGAACGTCACAGGCACCCGGTGGCGGCGGTGTGCAGGGATATGGCGGCACGACTGCAGCAAATGAAGTCGCGATAATGTCTGGCTGGCCTGCCAGCATCCTGCAGGGTACGAAAGGGGAGAAAAGCCCCGTCAATCTGCCCGCAGATGCCAAAACGCCGTGGTACGCAATCCTGTTTCCGGCTTTCGGTGACATCGTTTTGCGTACCAGCGACATCATCACCGACGACATTGGCCGCCGTTACGTCATTTCCAGCGCTGAACTCACTGATATGGGCTGGCGCATAACCGCAATGCAGGCACTGGTGTGATATGGCTGACTCATCTGACGTAAGCAACACGATTGCCGGGATGATCGCCTCAACGGTGTACCCAAACGGCACCTCATCACCGAGTATTTCCGGCTCAGTTGTGAAGATTTACCCGGGCTGGCCGGTGCCTAACGTACTCCAGGAGGATATCAACGCCAGTGGCGCGCACATTTCCATCTGGGCGCTGCCATCTGAAAGGAAGATTGGTAGCGAGCTGGGCAGGCCGTACAGGGTTATCGAGAAGGGCGACCCGCCGATGATTGCCACCGTTGATGGGCTGAATATTACGCTTTCCGGCGCTGTTTCAGTGCCAACAAACGTGTATTTCCTGATTGACGGTACCGGATATCATTACCCCGTGCAGAGCGGCGACACGCTGGCGACAGTTGCCACGGCTATGGCTAACCAGATTCCGGGCGCAACCAGCAGCGGAGCAGTCATCACGCTGGCGAGTGGTGGCTCTGTTGTCGCCCGTACTGGCGGCGTTGGTACGGCGATGCGCGAGCTTCGCAGGCAGGCAAAGGATTTCCAGATAACCATCTGGGCACCCACACCGGCCATGCGGATACTCATTGCATCTGCTGTTGACGCTATGTTGTCTGAAAGCAGCAGTATCTCGCTGGGTGACGGTGCGCCATCTTTGCTGTTTTACACGCGGCAGTTTGATACCGACGCCAGCGAAAACTACCTTATTTACCGGCGAGACCTGATTTATACAGTCAACTATGCCACCACCCAAACTATTGCCGCGCCGCAGATCGTCGCTCCCGTTATGCACGTCACTGACGCCTCAGGCAACCTGATTAAAACCCTTCTGGAGTAAACCATGGCTGATACCGATAGCGCGCAGACCACAAGCACCGCAGCGACGGCAACTACTACGGCGGCTACAACAACTGCCGCAAAAGCTGAAACGCTGGGATATATCCTCGTCGTTCGCATCGCCTTTGCCGATTATCAGATTGGCGAAGAAATTACAGATGTCACCACCATCAAAGAAATTCTTGGTGGCGACCAGGCTGTCTACGTGATTAAACGCGCCGCGTAATTCACCTCAGTCCCAACCAGACCCGCCCACGATGGCGGGTTTTTTATTGGAGAAGAACATGCCGGTTTATCAAGCAGGCAGTCTGAACACCTCTGCGCTCTCTGCACCTGATTTGTACGTGCAGGTGATTGCGCCGAAAACCCGCTACATCAATGGTGTGGCAACTGATGGCCTCGGCCTCGTCGGCATTGGCAGCTGGGGGCCGGTAAACAGCGCGTTTCTGATTGGTTCCGACACCGACCAGGCGCTTTATCTTGGTTCGCCTCAGGTACGCAAATACGATCTGGCTACAGCCGTGGCTATTTCGCTGCAACTGGGTGCCTCTAATCTGCACTGCGTGCGCGTCACTGACGGAACGGATGTCGCTGCAACCGTTGCGATGAAGGATGTAGCCAGCACCCCTACGACAGGCCTGACTTTAACTGCTATTTACACCGGCACGCGCGGCAACACGCTGCAGGCGGCTATCACCGCCGGTACCGCGGTTAACTCGTTTAAACTGACGATTAACCTGCCGGGCCAGAGTGCTGAGATTTTCGATAACATCACCGGCACGGGCCTTGCCCTCTGGCAGAACATCGTAAGCGCGGTAAACAACGGACAGACCAGCATTCGCGGAGCCAGTCAGTTGGCTGTTGCTAACGTGGGCGCCAGCACCGCACTGCCTGATGTGACCAAAACCTACACCATGGCGGGCGGTACCGATGGCGTGACAACCATCACTGACTCCACTCTGCTCGGCACTGACGGCACCAGCACTACCCGCAAGGGGATGTATGCGCTGCGCGGTACCAACTCACAGGTGATGAACCTTGTTGACCTGACAGACAGCAGCGCGTGGCCGACCATGGCAACGTTCGCCACTGCCGAAGGTTCATTTGCGATCAGCCAGGGCGCATCGGGTACCACGTACTCAGCGCTGAGCACCTTGCTGAATAACGTCGGTGTGGATGACTGGCATTTCAAGGCCATCGTGGGCGACTGGGGATACTGGAAAGATACGGTCAACGGTGTGAACCGCATGATTGCTCCTGCCACGTTCGAGGCAGCCAATATTGCCGCCCGTTCACCGCATATCTCCACTCTGAACAAGCGCATCAGCAATATCATTGCTACTCAGCGCCAGCTGGCCAATCAGCCTTACTCGACATCTGAGATTGGCGCGATCAACTCAGCTCGACTGGATGTGATCACCAACCCGTGCCCGGGCGGTAATTACTTCGGCATGCGCTCTGGCCGTAATTGCAGCTCTGTGCAGAGCCAGAACGACGACACCTACACCCGCATGACCAACTTCCTGTCGCTGACCATCGCGGCAAGTTTTGGTGATGTAGTGGGCCAGAACCAGACGGCCGAACTGCGTCGCGAGACAAAGAGCACCATTGAGGCATTCCTCTCTAATCTTGAAGATCAGGAGATGATTGGTGACCCCAACGGCGGCCCGGCATTCTCTGTGAAACTGGATTCGTCGAATAACTCTGATTCACAGGCTGCGCTCGGCTACATGGTAGCGGATGTGCAGGTCAAGTATCTGAACGTGGTGCGCTACTTCCTTGTCAATCTGGAAGGCGGTGGCAGCGTAACTATCGCGGTATCCAACAACCCATCCAGCTAACCATTCAGGCCTCGCTTAATGCGGGGCTTTCTTTTGGAGAAACACCATGCCGCAACTTGGCTACACAGTAGGCCGCGATGTCGCTGTTGATATCACCACGCCAACCGGGAAACTGCGCATCCCGAAAATTATGACCTTCGACGCTAAGCCGCAGGTTTCCAACCAGAAAATTACCCCGCTGAATGGCGTGAGTGATGAACTGCAAATCCCCACAGGCTGGAATGGCACCATCACCGCTGAGCGCATGGATGGCACGCTGGATGACTTCTGGGCGCAGTGGGAAAACAACTACTTCAACGGTATCGATCAGCAGCGCGGGACCATTACCGAGAGCATCACAGAATCGAATGGCACCATCAGCGTGTATCGCTATGAAGGCGTGTCATTCCATCTGACCGATGCCGGTAACAAACAGGGCGAGAAGACTGTCAGCCAGACGCTGTCATTCACCGCTAACCGCCGCAAAAAAGTGAATTAAGGATAAAGAATGCCAAAGGTAACTGTGCACGAAAATGACCAGCCGGCAGCGGTGGCAGCAGAAGTTAAATCCAACCAGGTGAAGGATGCTCGTGGCCGCATCATCAAGTATCGTGACCTCGACCCCTTGCAGGAATCGCGCCTAATTCTGGCGATGGGTGGTCAAGCTGCAATGAATGCGGTTTACGTGAACGTTTATGCGATTCCCGCAGCACGAGTTTCTGAGATTGATGGCGACGAATATTCATGTCCTCAGAATCAGGCTCAAATTGACGCGATGATCAGCATCCTCGGTCGTGAGGGTATGGATGCGCTTGCAAAGCACTTCTTCCCTAAAGACGACAATGGGCAGGGTGACAGCGAAGGCGTTAAGGCGGCCACAAAAAACTAGCAACGAACCCCGATTTTCGCAGCCGTTGCTGGCTTGTGAAAAACGGGGTTCCATTCCCGACTGTTTTTGACGTGGTCACACTTGAGCCTCATGAGCGCGACGCAATGTCGATAGTTTTCTCTGAGCTGGATGGCGCCAAGTTCAACTGGCAAAACTGGCAGTGGGAGGAGCAAAAATGAAAGAACTGAATGGCTTCCTTGGTGCAGCCTTGCAGTTTGCAGCATTAGATGTTGCGTTGCATAAGAGCATGAAGAACGGGCTGGAAGAGGCGGCACGCAGAATTGCAGAAACCGCTAAAGATGAGGTGGGGCACTATCAGGCATCAGTTGGACCGTTTAACAAATGGGATGATCTTGCTGATAGCACTGAAGCTGATAAAGCCCGGAAGGGTTTTCCTGCTGATGCTCCTCTGGAGCGTACCGGCGGTTTTCGTGACAGCTGGCAATTCGAAGTTGATGGATTAGAGGCTGTGGTTGGATCTAAAGATGAGAAAGCGCCGTGGTTTGAATTTGGCACGACAAGAATGCCGCCGCGCCCGGTACTTGGGCCTGCTGTCATCCATAACGGAAATTTCATCCGGCGCATCATCGGCAAAGCCGCAGTTGAGGGAATAACAAAAGGCCACGCTATCCACCCTTCGCTGGGTTATGACGATTTAATTTAACCCGCTCCGGCGGGTTTCTTGCTTCCCATTGCGCCCAGTCGGGGCTAGGATTACTCCTAACTTTTACGATGGGGATGGGGATAGGGATATGCAGAATTACAGTAATAAGGCATTGATGTGTCTTATCTACATACTTGGCGGAATTTCTTTTGTCTTTCTTGTTGCTGGAAACCTTCCCGGTGCAGCCTTTGCTGCATTGTTGACTGTTGGAGGCGTTTCTACTTACCGACACAAAAAAAACGAATTTATAGACGCTGGGCATCGGCTTGAATATCAAAAAAATAGCAATGACATCCATGCGAGCCAATTACTAGTCAGTCGCATTAATTCTGGCGATCTACCTGTAGAACTCAGCTTAAAGGCCTTGCTGAAGAAAAATGAAGTCTGCCACTTTTCTACAGAGGCTGAACTTTATGAGATGAGAAGCAAGAGATATAGCACTGGTTCTGGCTCTGCAAGGGTGAGAGTAGCCAAAGGTTTTTCTGTTTCAACTGGTAGTACGAGGTCTTATCATACAGAGCGAATTTTAACCAAAATTTCAATGGGGGAGCTATCAATAACTAATAAGAGGGTCATTTTCTCTGGTAGTGAAAAAAGCTTCGAATGTCCGATTGGAAAGGTGATTAATGCTGATGATAATAATGAAACCTTAGTAATCCAATACGGTAATGAACCAAAATACCTGAACATGGATATTGGAAAAAGTCTAATAGCTGTTGCAGTTCTTAAAAAATTAATATCTCAAATTTAAATGCCAACTGTTGCTAACTTTTCGGTATTAATATTTTAAGGGGTTCTTATGCAGAAGCTATTGCTACTTTTTGGGATGTTAGTAATTGGTATGGCTCATGCTGCATCTGATGATGACATGGCTGCAAGTTTTAGAAATGATACAACATACGCAGAATTATACGGGTCGTGCACAAGACAAACATGCCCGCCCGGTTCAGAAGTTATTGTCACAGCAAAAAAAGGTGACAGCGGAATAGCGACCACAACTGATGGTCAATATTATGACTTGTTAGTTTTGAGAAAAATAAGATTGGTGGTTGTTAGTAATGACCCTCAGTACCTTTCGCTGGTTAACGTAGAAGCGCCTGGTGGAACAGTTTACTCAATTCAGAGAATGTTCCTTAAGCGGAAATAATAGCTATGCACTAGAAAAGCCCACCAATTGGTGGGTTTTTTTATTGCCCATAATTGGAGTTGTGATGGACATTGAAGCCTATAAAGTAGCGGTCAGGCTGTCGATGACCGAAAACGTATCGGCCGGGCTACTGGCGATATCTCGCAAGTTCGGTGATACCAACAAGCAAGCGGAAGTGTTCCAGCGTAAGATGGAGCAGATTGGTAAAATGACGCTGGCTGGCGGGGCGCTTACTGCCGTAGGCTTAGTGATCACCAAAGGCTTGGACGCAACTATCAAGGCCGCTAACGACCTTGTGAAGGCTCAAAACGACTTCAAAACTATTAATCTAACTGCTCAAGATAATGCTACGGTTACAACTACAGCGCAGGTTGTTTCTCATCAGGTTCTTGGCACAACAATTGCCGGTAATATCCGCTTAATTCAAGATTTACACACCGCTCTGGGCGATTTACACCATTCAATTGAGTTGGCTCCGATGTTCGCTAAATACGAGTCAACCATAGGCATGGCTCTTGGAGATCATGCTAGGGATGGGATGGTTAACGCAGCTGCCAGGGCGCTTGAGCATCGCGGCGGCTCAGTCGTTAACAATCCAGCAGAATTTCAAAAAGAGCTTGAATGGATGTCTCAGGTTCAGCTTGCTTCTAAAGGTCGTGTAAGCCCAAAAGATTTCTTGGCTGCCTCACAATCGGGCAAAATGGCTTATACGCTACTTGATCCAAAGTACCTTTATGGTGAGTTCGCTGGACTGATGTCCATAAACGGTGGCTTCCAATCCGGTACAGCGTTGATGACATCATTCAGTTCGCTTATCGGCGGGCATATGGACAAAAAAGCGAAAGGATTTTTGTCTGAGCTGGGAATGTACGATGAGGGAGTGAGTAAAGCCCGCCTCAACCTGATGAAAAACGCCATGAACGGAATGTCACCAAGTGAGCGCGCAATATACATGCAAAGCCTCGGTGGTGAATCGATATTAAGTGGCGGGCTTAAAGATGAGTATGTGCGGATGTTTGCCAATCCGGACCAATTGGCAGCAGCCATGGCAGCTAAAATTAGAGAGCGATATGGCGCGCAACTAACGGACACGCAAGTAGCCGAGATGGTTGCCAAAAACTTTAACAGGAACACCGGTGGATTCCTCGGCCAGCACATTCTCAATGCCAGTAAATTGGAGAAGGATGCCGCAATATTCCGGCACGCCAAAGACTTTAATTCGGCTTACGATGTTTACCTAAACTCCCCTGATGGCGCTGCTTCAGCACTCTCTTCCGCATGGACGAACCTCAAAGCAATAATGGGGCTTCAATTGCTACCGACGATCACAAATGTCACGCTAGGATTTGCTCGATTCATCGATAAAGTGAGCAAGTTTGCTGAAGATAACCCTTGGGCAACCAAAATTGCGATGTACTCAGCAACCGCTGTTGCTGGTCTGTCGCTCTTAACCGGTGGCATCCTACTGCTCGGTGCAACAATCACAGCGGCCCGACTTGTAGGCAGCTTGGGTGTAGTTAGCTCGGTGGTGACAATGCTTGGGGGGCCGGTAGTTTGGGCTATCGCGGCAGTTGCTGGTGCTGGAGTCCTGATTTACAAAAACTGGGACAAAATAAAGCCGGCACTAAAAGAGATGTGGGTGGAATTTAAAGGAATTGCCACCAATATCTGGGGCAGGATTAAGCAGGTAGGTAGCTATATTGCGAATTGGGGTGTCTGGACAAGTTTGGATAACTTCTGCAAGAAGGTGGACTCGGGCTTTGCATCTCTCTTTAACACCATCATTGGTTACCTGAACCAACTTCCCGGCGTCAACATACTGACGACCCAAGAGAGGCAGGTTAGAAGCAATGCAATGAGCTTGCTTGGTGACATTAATGCGATTACGGGAGGCCCTAAAGCCCCACGTTCAAAAACCGCTCTTGCGTTAGCATCTCAGGGTAATTCTGGCGGCCATGTTGATATGGCCACTGGAATGAAAGGCATGTATCAGGGGCGAGATACTCCAGCTGTTCCTCCCGCTGGCCGACAGACGATACAGGTTAACAGCACAGTAAACCTCGATGGCAAGCCTATTGCTCAGGTGGTTACCAAACACCAGACGCGTGAAGCCACCAAAGCCCCAGCATCTACCAGCGCCTTCGACTCATCAATGTTGATGGTATATCCGGGTCAGGTAAGTAAAGCCTCAACTCAATAACCCGCCAACTGGCGGGTTTTATTTTGGAGAATAGCAATGTCAGCAGGTTACCCACCAATTAGCGGCGGATTCAGCCAGTGTTGCACTTGCCACAGATGTAACCATACCGTTGGTGGTGGCGGCATCGGCGTCAAGTATTGTCGCGGAATTAATCAATGTTCCCCAGTCGACATCGTTGCGCTGCGTCTCGCGATTGAGAACCTCAACAAAACGCTCGAAATCGTTATCGAGACATTTGGACCACTCGATAATTCTGGCGTGATCCACTCCCGAAGTAGCGAAACCCCAATGTAGGGGGTGAAGAAGGAATCGAGAGCCGGGGTTAGCGCGTCGTTCGGTTCCAGCCATGAATATGACGTTAGCTACTGATTCAACGTTACTAATATTGTGAGTGGCGATTGGAACCGGAAGTGATTTTAAAAAGTGATAGGCAGTAAATCCTGAAATTAAATCTCCGCCACCACTTGAAATGTGTATTTGCAGTGATGTAGCTCCGTTACCGATGGCCTGCAGGCAGCCTTGCTGAAAAAAGGATACGGTTTGAGCTGTTACTGGGCATAAGAAATGAACTGTGTGCAGCATATTTTCTTCCTTAAGAATATTCCGAACACTCAACATATTCCCTCTTCACCATTTTTGTAATCCTGACGTTTGATCAGTGATTGCACAGGAAGCCACTATGTCGTTTATTAGCGCCCTGAATAACTTCGCGCAGGGGTTAGATCCGACCACAACACGCCTTGTGCTTGGGGATTTCGAGTTTCTTGATTTCGAAGTCCCTGAGCGCCTGGCACTGCCCGGTCGGCAAAAGACGGTTCTGCATCAGATGGTCGGGGGCAAGCGCGTCATTGACGTACTTGGTGTGGAATATGACCCGCTGACGTGGTCAGGTGTTATTACCGGCTCCGAATCTGGCGATCGTGTTAAAGCACTTGAGCGGATGCGCGACGCAGGGGAGAAGTTAACCCTGACGCTGGATGATTACAGCTTCACGGTGGTGATCACCTCTTTCACACCGGTTTATGAGTTCATATACCGCAGGCCGTACAGTATTGAGGTGGCCATTGTTGCCAATAATGCTTCGCCGCTGAAGGTGGATGCGCTGACCGGCGCGCTGCAGGGGCTGCTGGACAGCGATATCGGGCAGGCTCTTGGCCTCTCTGACATCATCGACGTATCGACAGTCACCAGCGCGGTTACGACGGTACAGAGTGCCGTAAAAGAGGTTACTGACTTTGCGCACGCAACGGTTGAGCAGGTGCAGGCAGTGGTCAGGCCGATTATCGCCGCGCAGACCATTGTGCAGCAGCAAATCAGCCAACTCGAATCGGCAGCCAGCCAGATAACCACCCTTGGTGGACTGGTTCCCGGCAATCCGATTTCAACCACGGTCAGCAATCTGCTTAGCCAGGCAGATCAGAGCACGCGCATACCGGCGCTTTACAGCCTTCAGAACGTGTTAGGGCGCCTGAATAAAAACGTGAATTCTGGCCAGACAGCGGACGGCGTGAGGACGGTTACTCTGTCCGGAGGCAACCTTTATCAGGTGGCTTCCGATCAGTACGGCGACGCCTCTCTCTGGAGCAGCATTGCATCTGCCAATGACCTGACTGACCCACAACTGAGCGGCATTAACACGCTGACGATTCCAGCCAACCCTACGAGTTAGCCATGGACGTAAATAACCCGATAATTGAATCCAGCGCCCGCCATATCAGCGGGCGTTGTCGTTTAAATGGCACTGAAGTCCCGTTTGTATCGTTCAGCGTGGAGGATGTTGGTTTCCGTGGCGCATCGACGTTTGACCTTGTTCTCGCGCCGTCTGCAATGCCAGCCAACATGCAGATGCTGAACTGGTGGGCAACGCAGACCACTATCAAGGTGGAGTTGTATGCCTCGATCATCACGCAATCAGGTACAGACGAGAAGAAGCTCATTATCGGCAATATCGACAACTGGCATTACGACCCTGCACGGTTCGAGGTGACGGCTGACGGTCGTGACTTTACCGCGCTGATGATTGATGCCAAGTCTGCCGGCGAAAGCTTCAAGAACTACACCAGTTCACAGATTGCCACGATGCTGGCACAGCGGCATGGACTTACACCTGTTGTCACTGCAACCACGCAGCGTTTCGGTGAGTTCTATCAGATTGACAGCGCGCACCTTACCGGGGAACAAACGGAGTGGGACTTAATCACTACGCTGGCAGCCATTGAAAATTACTCCGTGTATGTCGATGGGGAAAACTTGCATTTTGAACCCATTAAAGATCCGGCGAAGGCAGACAATTACGTCATTCGCTGGCAGCCACCGGGCACTCTTGCTTACCCGCAATGCAATATGTCAGATGACCTGTCGTTCTCTCGCGCACTGACGATATCAAAGGGCGTCACCGTTGAGGTTCTGAGCTGGAATGCGAAGCGCAAGAACAAGCAATTCGTGGCGTCTTATCCGAAGTATGCCAAAGGCACCACGCCCGGAAACTCTACCTCGAAAACGCAGGTTTACCGGGTGATCAGAAATGGCCTTTCCCCCGAAGCAGCCAACGAACTGGCGCAGACTATTTATCAGCAGGTCGTGCAGCATGAGATGAAATTCAGCGGCTCAACCGCCGGGGATAATCTTTTAACGCCGCAGACTCTGGTACGTGTTGAAGGAACACAAAGTCCTTTCGACCAGCGCTACTGGTGTGACAGCGTGCGCCGGTCGATGAGCTGGGAAAATGGCTACACGATGAACGTTACCGGCAAGAATCACAGCCCGGCACTAGAGGTAACACAATGAGAGCGTTACTGAATGCGATGGCGGCCAATGCTCAGCAAACAAGTGCGGGTGACAGCGGCACGCGGCAGGGGATTATCACCGCCTACGACCCGGACAGTTACGCGGTAAAGGTTCAGCTGCAGCCAACAGGCGAGGAAACGGGGTGGATACCGCTTAGCTCTCCGTGGGTCGGCAACGGATGGGGGCTGGCGGCAGGGCCAATGATTGGTGCCGAGGTCGAAGTGGAATTTGATTCCGGCCTGATGGGCGCCGGGATGGCGGCGGGGCAGTTTTATAACGATGAAGACCGCTGTCCGGGGCCGCCTTCGGGAGAGTTCTGGCTCGTCCACAAAAGCGGATCGCTTCTGAAGTTCCTGAACACCGGCGAGGTACTTCTGAGTGCAAAGCTGAAGATGACCTACGACGCGCCTGCACACCACTTTACGGGTGGTGATGTGACGATGGACAACAATCTTATTGTTGTGAAAGACATCAGCGACAACAACGGCCTTTACGGCACGGTTCAGAAGGTTCGCGTTACCTATAACGGCCACACCCATCCGGAAAATGGCGACGGCGGCGGCACTACCAGCAAGCCAAACCAACAACTCTCATAGCGGTGACTCATGTACGACATTTACCACTATACGGGCGGTGACCTCAGCACCTCGCCTGCGGGCGACCTGCGGCCTGTTACCGGCACGGAAAGAGGAAAGCAGCGAATACTGCGCCGCCTGATGACCAATCCCGGTGAATACGTTTTCCATCCGGAATATGGCGCGGGACTGGGGCAAAAGGTTGGGCAAAACGTAAATCTCAACGAATGGAAGGCGCTTATCAGCGGCCAGATGCTGCTTGAGGAAGCGGTCGCATCAAGCCCTGCGCCATCTGTCAGTCTGGCACTCATCGAGGGCGGGGTCAGCGTGTCAGTGAAATATACCGACGCCACCTCCGGCACACCGGAAACACTCAGCTTTGACGTAACGAGGTAATACGTGGCATCACTCAATACTAAAACTTTCGCCACACTGGTCAGCGATCAGGTTACTGCGATGCAGGCTAAAGCTGCGGGGCTCGTCGATCTGGCGATCGGCAGCATCCTGCGCGCGCTGGCTGAATCTAATGCTGGCGTTGCGATGTGGATTCAGCAGCTTATAGTGAATCTTCTGGTGGTAACCCGTGCGGCCACCTGTTCAGGCGACGATCTGGATTCGTGGATGGCTGATTTCAGCTTCACGCGCCTGTCAGCGGTGCAGGCGACAGGCCAGGCGACGTTCGGTCGGTTTACGGCAACGAATCAGGCACTGATCCCTGTCGGGTCAGGCGTGACCACTACAGACGGTACTCAGGCTTACTCTGTTATCGCAGACACAACCAACGCTGCGTACGACTCCACACAGTCGGGATACGTGATTGCAGCCGGGGTGAGTTCACTGTCAGTTCCTGTACAGGCTGATACCGCAGGGGCGGCGGGCAATGCGCAGGCTGGCACCATCACCATCATTTCCGGCTCAATCCAGTATGTCGACACGGTGACGAACAGCACTACGTTTGTTAACGGTGAGGATGCCGAGTCCGACGATGACTTCCGGGCCCGATTCGTACTCTGGATAGCTTCTTTGTCAAAGGCGACCAAAGCCGCGATTGGTTACGCACTGAGCAGCATGCAAAGCGGCGTTACGTATACGCTGACCGAAAATTACGCGTATAACGGCACCGCTCAACCCGGCTACTTTTATGCGGTGGTTGATGACGGTAGCGGCACCCCATCGAGCACGTTTATCAGCCAGGCATATGCTGCAATCGACGCTGTCAGGGGTTTCACGATCAGCTTCGGCGTATTTCCGCCAACGGTTGTAACGGCGAATGTCGTGATGGTGATCACCACTGACTCATCCGGCAACCACGCAACGATTGTAGCCATGGTGCAGGCGGCGATTCAGGAATACATCGCCAGCCTTTCGCTCGGTCAGTTGCTGCCGTACTCGAAGTTATCCAACATTGCATATGGCGCCAGTTCTCTTGTGACTAACGTCTCCTCTGTAACCCTCAACGGCGCGACTGCGGATATTGCCGCTACCGGTAAGCAGGTGATCCGCGCTGGCACGATATCGGTGAGCTAAATGGCGACAGGTGATCATAACGACATTTACACGCGCCTTAAAGGGCTTATGCCACCCACCTGGTTTGGTGACAGCAACCCTATCCTGACTGGCGCACTCACTGCCTGTTCCAGCGCGCTGGCATGGTGCTATTCGCTGTATCTTTATGCGAAGCTCCAGACACGAATCAGCACCGCCACGGATGGCTGGCTGGATATTGCAGCGTATGACTTCTTCGGTAAAAACCTGCAGAGGTCGGCAGGACAGTCGGACGATCTGTTTAGGAATCAGATGAAGATAAGCCTTTTCAGGGAGCGAGGCACGCGACAGGCGATCATCGATATCTTAGAAGATATGACCGGCAAGACGCCGTACATTTTTGAATCTCAGAGACCATTGGATACAGGTTCTTATGGCGGTCCATTAATTGGATATGGCGTTACGGGAGGCTATGGCTCCCTGATGCTTCCATACCAGGCATTCGTCACCGCTTATCGTCCGTCAGGTTCAGGCATTCCCTATATCGCGGGTTATGCATCAACTCCATCTGGCTACAACTCGGCATCCCGTGGCGAATACGCATCGCAAAGCATGATCACCGGAAGTATTACTGATGCTCAGGTCTACGAAGCCATCGCGGCAGTGAAAATGGAAGGCACCCTCGTCTGGGTTAGATTGCAGTAAACACACATCAATTCGCCATCCTCAACAGGCCACCCATTGCGGTGGCCTTTTTATTGGGAAATATAAATGGATCGTCAAATCGTTTATCCGGGCGCGATTCCGCTCGAAACTGACCTGCTTAATACCAACAAATATGCCATGATGGGCTTGGCAAAGCTTGCCGCAGCACTAATGGGTTCAAACACCTATTTTCACGGGCTGGCCTGCACGCCATCTTCCCCAGCCTCAATGGTGGTGAATGTAGCCAAAGGTCAGATCTACAGCCTGCAGAACGTTGACGGTACCGCTTACTCATCACTGGCAGCCGATACAACTAACACCATCCTGAAGCAGGGCGTAATCCTCGGCTCCACCACCTTTACGCTGACAGCGCCGACCACGGCGGGGCAGAGCATCAATTACCTGATCCAGATTGCATACAGCGATACGGACTCAGGCGCGACCGTACTGCCTTACTACAATGCCGCCAACCCTTCTGTAGCGTACAGCGGACCAAACAATGCCGGGACAGCTCAGAATACGGTTCGATCAGGTGTTTGTACTGTTGCATTGAAGGCAGGCGTTGCAGCAACCACAGGTACGCAGACCACGCCAGCAGCTGATACTGGCTACACAGCTGCGTGGATCATCACGGTCGCTCAGGGCGCCACTACCATCACCGCATCGAATATTGCGGTGGCTGCTAATGCGCCATTCCTTCCGGCGGCAGGTATTTTCTCAGCCGTTCAGCAGGGAACAATGACCTACGCCGCTGACACCGGTGCGGCCAACGCCTACGTGGCGTCATTCGTTCCTGCGCTGCCAACTCTGACTGACGGTATGCGCGTCACCTTCAAGGCGAAAACGGCTAACTCCGGCGCGTCTACTCTCGCGGTGAATGGCGGTTCTGCATATCCCCTTTATTCTCACGCCAATCAGGCATTGCAGGGCGGCGAGATTATTGCCAATGGACTGATTGAAGTGGAGTGGAATAGCACACTTACGGCCTGGGTTTTGTGTGGAAATAGTGGCGGCGCGTTACCGGTAGCTGCTGCCACGCAGTCCAATCACGCAATGCAGTTAGGGCAGGCGACAGGCCGCCTGCTAAACATCCAGACATTTACGTCAACAGGTTTGTATACGCCAACGCCCGGTACAACCATGTATGAGGTTGAATTGGTAGGCGGTAGTGGTGGGACTGGCGGATGCGCAGCTACGTCATCAACCACAACGGCATGTACCTCACCAGGTTGTCAGGGTACATATGCTCTTGCTCGTTACACCAACCCAGTCCCTACTACGGTTACTATTGGAGCCGGAGGATCTCCAGGTGGAACATCTGGGCAAGGAAGCGCGGGAGGAACGAGTACATTTGGTTCTCTTTTGTCATGTCCCGGTGGACAGGGCAGTTACGCGGTTACCCCCACCAATGGGACAATCACGTCAGCCACCGGAGCATCATCCACGGCGCCAACGGGAACTGGAATCATTAACTCAATCTACGGCAGAGGAGTTCCAAACGCTATCCAGGCATCTTTTGGCGTAGCCACCAACTATACAGCTCCAGCACAGGGACCCTTCCCGGGAACTTCATGGGGAGCCTCTGTTGATGGGGTATATCGTGGTGCCAGTCAGTCTGCCTATAACGGCAATACAGGGCTATCTGGTGGTTGCAGAATTAGGGAGTATGCATGATGAAAACCGTCTTCGCGGTAATAAAGAATGACCAGACATTAGTTGAGAATGTGATTGTTGCAGAAGATGATTTTAACATAGATGGCTACACCCTCATTCCAGTTGGTGATCTTTACTGTCAACCTGGCATGTTCTTCAATTTAAAGGACAAAATATTTTACTTTGATGAAGAATTCCTTAACTCCCCCACTTACAATAAAGATGGCACTTACACCACCCAGAACCAGTAAATCAAAGGCATTAATTTTTACTAATTCTTAACCTTTCTTAATGCAAATGCTTGCAAAACCTTAACCTGATACTTAAACTCGCTCTCAATATAAATTGAGAATTTTCTTAAATGAAGCATGTCAAAGGTTTAGACGGGTTAAGAGCAATTGCCGTTTCTATGGTTCTGATTCAGCACTACATATTTAACTATTACCTTGAAAAAAGTAATGAACTAGGTGGTGTGGGTGTTTCAATATTTTTTGTCATAAGTGGATTTTTAATTACATCAATTCTGCTCAAACAAAAAGACAGGGATGATTATTTATGGTATAAATTCTCATCATTCTATGTGAGAAGATTCCTTAGAATCGTCCCTGTTTTTTACATAATAATAACTATAGGGGTTTGTTTTAATCTTTATTGGTTCACAGAGATTAGCCCCATATGGCATTATTTATATGCCACAAATATTTATATCTTTTTGACCCAAGATTGGGTTGGGTATACAGGGCACTTTTGGTCTCTTGATGTAGAGGAACAATTTTATTTGATATGGCCTGCGTTAATACTTCTTTCCCCCAAAAATAAAGTCGTCTACGTGATATTGGCAACATTTTTGCTGGGAATGGTATTCACCCCGTTAACATCATTTTTTGGCTTGGCTGAAAAGAAATTTTACGCTCTGCCATTTACGCACTTTGATACGATTTCCGCAGGCGCACTACTGGCTTGGGCGGTTTACAACAAAAAGATATATAATATTCCAAGAAAGGGTGTGAAAGTTACGCTAAACTTATCTTTGATTGTTTTTGTTATTACATACTTTTCTACACAAATATTTCAGTCACATAAAAACTATGGGGCTAACACTCAACTCATGTATATGGCCTTGCTTGTTTTTTCAGTGTGCATCGTTTATTACCTCTATGCTTATGAAAAATCGAGGGTTAAAGACTTTCTTGAGTTTAAGCCTCTAGCTTTAATGGGCAAGATAAGCTATGCATTCTATCTTATCCATAACCTCGTCCCAGAAATGTATGTTGGCACAAGATTTACCCCGGTTTCCTCTCATAGTATTAATAATGTTTTTGTGTGGAGTGTAACTAGTTTCGCACTTGCGTCGATATCATGGGTGCTTATTGAAAGGCCAATTCTATCTAAGAAGGATAGTGTTGAGTCATTATTCAAGAAATCAATCAGCAAGAAAATTGAATGCTAGAAATGGCCGGAATTATCCGGCCTTATCATTTTTATTTCTTTTTTCCTTTACCCATGAATACTCACTAGCCATCCATATTACTATTCCGATAATCTCAATATAGAAATAGTATTTCGACTCCCACAGATATGACTTCATGACAAGAATGTTATAGAGAAGGAACAGGCCAAAAACCCTAGTAAAAAACCTCATTTTTGACTCTCTTTAATTTTATTTTTTCTTCTATACCAATCTAACTCTGATAACGCCCATATAATTACGAATCCCGCATAAAGCAAGTTATCATCATTGGGCTTTGGTATGACGCCAAGAATACACAAAATGGACATGACTCCCAGCGCCCTGAAGAGCCACTTGAGAGCTATCAATCCATAATAAGAGGATGGCTTTTGTTCTTTCATTTCTAATCCTGCTTCATGATTTTCATCATGATCGTGCATGCACTCGATAAGGTCAACATTCGATTGCGCCTCATCCCCCAACTAAATTCCTTTCCTAACCAACCCCTTCCCGCATCCACATAATCTCCCACTTGATCAGTTCCAACGATCAATAATACTGTATGTTTACACAGTAACTATCAGGGAGGCCAAACCATGCCCCGCGACTACGAAATTATGATGGCTTTCAGGCAGGCGATTAAGCGTGATGCCGAGGGACGTTTCACTATCAGTACCCTCGACTTTGTAGCAGTGCTTAAACGCTACAAGTGGGATTATTCTCTGCGTGATGCCAATAATTGGATCGAGACGCACACAACCACGTTTCGAGACATTTCACCGCAAGATGGTGATGAGCGAGTGTTTCAGGTTTTCAACCCTAACGGCGGTATGTGATGTTTGCCTTGATTGATGTGAACTCGTTCTATGCAAGTTGCGAGACAGTGTTCCGTCCTGACCTACGCGGCAAGCCGGTCGTCGTTCTTTCAAACAATGATGGCTGCGTGATAGCTCGTTCTGCTGAAGCTAAAAAGTTGCAGGTGCCCATGGGCGCGCCTTACTTCAAGCTGAAGGACGAATTCAGAAGGTATGGTGTCCACATCTTCAGTTCTAACTATGCGCTCTACGCCGACATGTCTAACCGTGTAATGACCACGCTCGAAGAGATGGCGCCAGCTGTTGAAATCTATTCAATAGACGAGGCTTTTATGCTGCTTGAGGGAATGAGCAGGATTGAGCCACTGGAAGACTTCGGGCGTAGGGTAAGGGCTCGCATAAAGCAGGAAACACATCTCACTGTTGGCGTTGGTATCGCGCCAACAAAGACGCTTGCGAAGCTGGCAAATCACGCAGCCAAGAAATGGTCGAAGACAGGCGGTGTGCTGGACCTGTCCAATATTGACCGTCAAAAGAAGCTAATGGCTCTTGTGCCAGTAGAAGACGTTTGGGGCGTTGGCCGACGAATCAGCAAGAAACTCAACGCGATGGGCATAATCACTGCCAAAGATCTGTCAGAGCAGAGCACTTATATCATCCGCAAGCACTTCAATGTGGTGCTTGAGAGAACGGTGCGAGAACTGCGTGGCGAGCAATGCCTTGAGATAGAAGAGTTTGCACCGACGAAACAGCAAATCGTCTGCTCTCGCTCGTTTGGCTCCCGGATAACCGATTATATGGAGATGCGCCAGGCGATATGTGCTTATGCAGAACGTGCCGCCGAGAAGCTACGCGGAGAGCGTCAATTCTGCAGGCAGGTAGCGGTATTCGTTCGAACCAGCCCGCATGCAGAAAATGAAATCTATTACGGTAATCAGGCCATGGGTAATTTGATGACTCCATCCAACGACACCCGCGACATCATCCGGGTAGCTATGGAGATGCTTGATCGCATCTGGCTCGATAACCGGCGTTACATGAAGGCAGGAGTCATGCTTGGAGATTTCTTCAGTCAGGGCGTTTCACAACTCAATCTCTTTGACGAACACAAACCACAGGTCAACAGTGAGGCGCTGATGCGCGTTGTAGATGGCCTTAACCAGAGCGGGAAGGGGAAACTATGGTTCGCAGGGCAGGGTACTCAGAAATCGTGGGCAATGAAGCGGGAAATGCTTTCACCGGCGTACACCACTCGATATTCGGACCTGCCAGTGGCGAGATGACGCTGCCGGTTCAAAAGGTCATGGCAACGAGCACAACCTGTTACCTGGTTGAGTGGAAGGGGCGGAGTTGCATCGTGGATGAGAAGAGGCGGCCACAGAACGGCGATACTGTTCTGCTCGATATGTCAGGCCTGTATGAATGGGGGCACGCTTATCTGCACCCTAGCCGGATTATTACGGATGACGGTTTGACTCTGGAAGATGACCTGCTTGAAGATGTGGCCGTTGTGGGAGTGGTGACGCATGAAGTTACCGTAATACATGAGCAGGATGGATCGCCAATTTGA